CCTGAGCGGTAGAAAGAAGCTGACAAAGAGTTCCAACGGAGGATTGTTTCTCCAGGCTCTTGGTGAGCTGGGATTTTCGTTAGCGTTAATCGCTAATGATATAACCCAGTTGGTTGGTATGAAAGGCGTGCTAAAGAGCTTTAAACCACCGCAAGGTGGTGATTTCGAGAGGAAGCCTATTTTGGTATTCCGCGAGATCCTCTCCATGCCTGGTGGTCAGACCTCTCAGCCACAGCAAGAGGTACCGGCAACTGATCCAGCTATTGAGGATTGGGCAAAGCAGACTATAGCGCCATTGCTACAGCAGGCGCAACCTAATGGCTTGCCAGTAGCTGACGTAAATCAGCAGGTGGTAGCGGCTGCATATGCACAGCAGAAGGACGCAGCATCTGTTCAGAAGCTGTTTTCCGGAGACAAATGGCTGATGGATAACTACATCATCAACAATGGTGTGGTGATGCAGCCTAAATGAGCAGGCGGCAGCAGGGTGTTGACCTCTGCACTCCAGCGCAGTTAGCCTGTCATTAACGCATCCTGCTGCCTTTTTAAGTACAGTGAACATTTAACAGTGAATGGAGGACATTATGGCTGACAAAATCGAATTGGCAAAGCTTCTCCTCAGAAGAAAACAATTACAGGAGAAGGTTGATCAACTGAGGAATATCAATGTACCTGACCTGTTTAAGATAAAGGCAACCAGGAGGCGTGCTTCGGAGGGAATCGATGACGTAGTAGCTGAGATTCCTAAGATTGCGATGCAGCAGGTAACTGCCGCATATGATTGGCACGCAAAAAGATTGCGAGAAGTTGATGCAGCTATTCAACAGGCGAATTGGGTGACTATGATCGAGTACGAGAAGACTTGGATGGAAGACTACGTGGATCCTTATGCCAAAGCTGAATAGCTGAAAACATCCAGATGGAAGCGGAGGGGCAAAGGCGGGCAACCAGGCCTTAACTGGTTAGGTGGAGCGCGACACCGTTGCAATTATTATTTGTTAGCTCAATGGTAGAGCAACTGACTTAGGATCAGTAGGTTGTCGGTTCAAATCCGATGCATTACGGCACTGTAAATGCCTATAAAGTCGTCTGCGGACTTTAAGCGCAGGGTATTCCGAATGACCGAATTTTTAACAGTGAATATCCGAATACCCGACTAACGAGCTGCGGCTCCAGAACATCCAGAGACCGACTAAGAGAAATCCGAATAACCGCGCCCCTGCACCATCTGGTTTTTAACCTTTAACTACGGAGTAATACATATGATAGTAACAGAAATAACAGAACAAAGGCCGTTTTTGTTCCGCGAAGATGTTTCAAGGGACAGAACTAAGCCGCATGTTTCCGGACTCATAAGACAGCATATTCTGGATACTGACCCAAAGAAGTCGTATCCCGAGTGGGAGGATATGACTGCCGAAGAAAGACGTGATACTTTGATGGCATGGGAGCTTGGATTCATGTGGGAGGATGCTCTTGCCAGAGAATTTGCTGGTAGATGTAGTGGGATTCCAGCAGCCCCGCGAGAGGTCGATGGAATCATCATGACACCGGACCGGCTATGGCTTCCAGATAAGGAGGAACCAGTGAGGGTTCCTGAGAATGGCGATATGATAGAGATAGACGAATACAAAGCCACTAAGTACTCCATGAAGAACATGCCAGAAAACAATATGCGGTGGATGATGCAGACAAAGAGTTACTGCTATGGATTCAAGACCACAGTAGCAAACATGCTCATCCTTTACATAATGGGTGACTATGGTACCACCACAAGAGGGATGACCTACAAAGCCTTCAGATTTGAGTTCTCTGCTCAGGAGTTAGCAGAAAACTGGGCAGTGATGCTGGCTTTGAAGGAGAAGTGGTATCTCGCTCACGAAGAGCAAGACCATAGCATGGATGGGTAGAGAGAGAGGAGGTGATGCGGTTATGTGGAAAGCAGAATACAATGACGAAGAAATGAGGTGGATGATAACAAATGGCGAGGCGGCATTCTGGTGTAAACGTCAAGAGGATGCTGAGTGGCTGGCCCAGATATTGAATATGACAAACAACCTATAAGCAGCTCACCTCGGAATCAAATGGCATGAAAGGAGAATCATGGACTATAAACCGCTAAACTTAACTGGGTATGTAAAGAGGATCATCGTGAATGAGTGGGGAGAGGAGAAAACTGGCAAAAGTCACTTTGGTCTAACAGGACCAAAGCCTCTGTTCTATATGAATCTCGATAAGGTATCCGGAGAAGATGTGTTGCCTAAGTTTGTAGGGCAGATGGTAGAGGCCAGAAACTACTGGACTACTGAGCCTGATAAAGAGCAGGGTATAATGGTGAGGAACAGGTTTATGGCGGATTGGAAGGAAGCCCTGCATGATGGTGCGACCAGAACAATTGTAGTAGATACCTTCACTGAGCTTAGAAGCTTGCTACTCCTTGCTGAATATGGGAAGACACTACAGGTTGGAAACAAATTCATGTACACACCTATCCATATGCACTTAAGGCAATTGTTGAATGAGGCTTATACTACACCGAAAAACCTTATCCTCATACACAAGGCAAGGTCTAAGTACGTGAATGGAGAGGCTACTGATACACTGGAGATGAGTGGGTACAGTGAGGTACCGTATCTTGTGCAGACCAATGTCCAGACATTCAGGGAACCGGTGAGGAGTAGCGACAAAGTAGACTACCCATTTGGGTTTCGTATTATTAACTGCTCACTGAATGGGAAATCTGACCTCATAAACCTGGAGTTTGTAGGAGCGATATGTAACTTCCAGATGCTGGCGTGTGCGATATTCCCTGGGACTACGTTGGAGGAGTGGACGTGATCTATATTGACAGCAGGAGTGGTAGTAAGGAGCTATATCCGTTATTCCCTTCAGGGAGGGCAATACTTACAACCCTTGACGCAGGTGATTTTATGTGGTTTGGATGGGGGCGGGAAGGGAAGCCTGTGAGGGTTGGTGTAGAGAGGAAAACTATAGGCGACTTACTTAATTCTATGACCAGTGGGAGGTTAGCCTCTGTGCAGGCTCCGAAGCTGGTAAACAGTTTCCACATAGTTTATTTACTTATCGAAGGAGACTATAGGAATGAGAGGGAGTATCTACAGTGGCGTAACAGGCCCAGAGAAAGGTGGCAGATTGATAGGAGGACATATGGTGGTGGGTATCTATACAGCTCCTTTAGTAACTTTATTGCTACATTGCAGGAGCAGGCTGGGTTCAGGGTATGGCACACTTCTGACATGGAAGAAAGCGTTGTGTGGATGCTTGGAAGGTTTTCTTGGTGGCAGAAGCAGTGGAATGAGCACTCAGCGATGGAGCAGATGCATGACGTCAGGACAGGTAGCACCTTTGCTCCACCGACATTCCTACGAGAGGTGGCTGCAAGGTTGCCAGGGATAGGATGGAAGAAAGCGAAGGTGATTGAGGAGGCCTTTCAAAGTACCTATGAGTTAGCGTGTGCTAAGGTTGAGGATATTTCGGAGCTGACTTACATAGACAGTAGAGGGAACAGCCGGAGAATCGGTGAGGTTGTTGCTAAAAAAGTGTTAGATGCTATACATAACAACAGACAGGAGGGAAGATGAAAACCGAAGAGGAAATTAGGAATGAGCTTAAGCGGGTAAAGTCTGACGAAAGACTGAATTATAAGACTGCAACAGTATCTGAGAATGTGCCTCTTGCCCTCATACAACTGGAACTTGAGGCCAGAGTAGCTACGCTGAGGTGGGTATTGGCTAATAAGGAGGACTGATGATGAAACTGTTAAGCGCTGAAGTCTCGAACTTCAGGAAAATAAGAATGGCAAAGGTGGAGTTTCCAAATGATGGAGTAGTGATGATTACTGGTCTCAATGAGACCGGCAAGACTACCTTTCTGAGGGCGATAGAGGCTCCGCTGAGAGGTAAAGGTAACCTACCTCATACACTGCTATCTCACGATGAGAAATCTGGCGTGGTTAAGTTAGAAATAGGTGATGAGGATCGGAAACCACTGTACACAGTAGTCCTCAACTACACAAAGGTAAGAGGACCAATGCTGAAGCTGTTCAAGGCTTCTGGTGAGACTGTGTCAGGTCAGCAGTCTATACTCAACACGTTTTGGAATACCGTGGCAATGAGGCCATTGGACTTCGCTGAAGCCAAACAGGACGAGCAACGCAGAATACTGTTGGAGTCCAGCATACTTCACGTGGGGGAGGATTTTACTGAGAGGACGGGCTTAGCTGAGCCGGAGAAGGACGTGTTGGCACAGCTTAAGCGTAGGGAAGACCACCTGTTTGAGTTACGCGGAGATGCTAACCGTATAGTGAAGGATTTGAAGGGTAAGCTGGAAGCTTACAAAGATGTCCCTGATGGGCTGGGTGATGTGTCAATGCAAGAGTTGTTAGATGAGCAAACAAGGCGACAGTCTCTTCAGACCCAGAGGATGTCTATTATCAACGAACTGGCAGGGAAGCGTAGCAGGATTATCGAGCTTGAGAAGACGGTAGAGCAGTTGAAGAAGGATGTAGGCGTGCTGGAGGAACGGCTCAGCGCTATCCCAGAGCAAGACCTCGTTGGGATTAAGAATGAGCTTCTTAAGGCTCAACAGGCAAAGCAGTCCCAGGAGAAGGCTCAACTGGAAAAAGAGTTGGAGGCCGCGGAAAAGGAAGCCGACGAGAATAACAAAGCTCTGGAGGATGTCAGGGAGTATACAAAATCACTCACAGACACTATGGAGTTACCGTTGCCGGAGCTGGGGTTTGATGAGGACGAAGGCTTTGTGACGTATGAAGGAGAGCCGCTGGATGCCAGAGGTGACAGTAGGTGGATTAAGATAGGTATGGCTGTGGGAATAGCCACCGGAGCAGAGGTTGACCTCATACTGATAAAACAGGGCAATGACTTGGACAAAAATTCTGTGAAGGAGATAATGGAGCTTGCACAAAAGCATGGGAAATTAGTGATAATGGAGAGGGAGAATCCAGTAGATGGAGCGCTGTTACTCGAAATTGATGAAGGTGAAGTAAAGGAGGTCCCTGATGAGTAGTAAGAAGACCAGTAACTGGTGGGGGTACAACACTAAGAAGCAAAGCGAGAAAAGGAAGTCAAGTTCATCTCTTCGCTGGCTGTTTATTCTTATCGCTGGAGCGTTGTTATTAGCATCATTCGGAGGATTCAGATGATCGTTACACGGATTAGGAGACTACTGTGCTCAGCTCGGGGTAGGACGGTAATTATTTATTTTGTGCTATTTACAATGTTTGCATTTGCATTGGTAATATTAACTACGTAGGAGGAGCTATGGCTACTAAGAAACCTGAAAAGGAAAACCTGTTGGAACAGACAGGTGAAATGCTCTCCCGAGAGGTTGAGTTGGAGACTGTGGAGAAAGTTAGAGAGGACTTTAAGCGGAAAATTGGGAATTTGAAAGCCAGAATAGCTGACTATGAGAGACTTGCGGCTGAAACGCGTGATAAGCTCAGAACTCTGGAAAGTAAGACGGTTGATGAGTACTTGCAGAGCGTGAATATCGCGGATTTTATGCATGAGAGGGAATTATGAATCTGGTGCCAGCTATAGGACCAGTTCCTGCTGACATATTGCTGGTAGGAGAAGCCCCTGGTAGAGAGGAGGCAGCCAGGGGTGCTCCATTTGTCGGCGAATCAGGGCAGGAACTGACACAGTATTTGAGTAATGCAGGAATCAACCGTTATTCTCAATGCAGAATTACGAACCTGGTTCCATTCAACCCTCCTAAAAATAGAGACCCAAGTGCTGCTGAGATATTGGAGCACAAGGGCGCTTTGATAGACGAGATTGTAAATACCAGGCCAAAGGTGATAGGAGCGGTTGGCCGGCTATCTGCATCTACCCTTGCCATGCGTAATGTGGTGATGGAGAAGGAGCATGGTATCCCATTTATGTTTGGGAGTATACCAGTTGTCCCTATGTATCATCCCGCGGCAGGGTTACGGAGCACATGGCTGATGAGCAGGATACGGTCCGACTTTGAGCAGCTAAAGTTATGCTTAGATGGAAAGCTGAAGCCTGTAGAATGGGCTGCGCCAGCTATGGACATAGTTGAGCTTACTCCGGACAACATGATTACTGAAGCCTGCTTCTTCTTAACAGAGATGAATAGTACAGGTATAGTAGCTATAGATACTGAGAATCCGGATGACATACCTTGGAGCATACAGATTTGTGCTACTCCTGGAACTGTGTTCTTTATTAGAGCCGCTGATATGGTACATCCTTCATTTGCTCGGCAAATCAAAGAAGCCATAGAGAACTCTCTATGCGTGTTTCATAACGCCAGGTATGACTTGGCTGTGCTGAGGAAGATGGATATACAGCCAACACGGTTTGTGGATACGATGAACATGGCTTACTTGTTGGGTGAGGTACAGAAGTTGAAGTATTTAGCATACAGACTACTCCATGTCCAGATGCAGGATTATGAAGAGGTGGTGAGAAGTTCTACGGAGTCCAGGGCTTTTGACTATCTGACTAAGGTGTTAAGTATGGAGTGGGAAACTCCTGCACCTGTTCTTGAGCTGAAAGGCAGGAAACTACATACCAGAAATCCACAACACATCCATACCAAGGTCCGCAGGCTGATGAAAAAGTGGTCTAATGATCCTATGAGTCTGCGGGATAAATGGGTTGACATGAAAGAGAAGGAGTATGTGGAGGCCAGGATTGGTGAGATGCCGTTAGGGTCTGTAGCAAAGATTGACTTACAACAGGCTATGAATTATGCGTGCAGGGATGCTGATGTCACCATGAGGGTATATAGGATTATGTCTCAGATGCTGAAAGACAGAGGGCTGGAGACCCCTCTTAAAATCGATATGGCTGCTCTGCCAATGGTGGTACAGATGGAGGAAAACGGTTTTCAACTGGACTCAGGACACCTTATCCGGTATTCAATTCAGCTCAACCACAGGATGGAGAAGATTAAACATGAGTTGGATTGTCTGCTGCTGGAGAAGGGGTTTCTCAAAAAGGATGAGTATTATAATCCGAAGTCGCCGAAAGTGGCGATGGAGATGCTAAAACATCTGAAAGTTAGAGTCAAGACCACAGAGGCAAAGTACCTGATCCCGCATAAGGGCAGGCATAAGGCGATAGCTCTCCACCTGGATTTCAAAAAGCTGGCTAAGCTGGAATCCACATATACTACATCTTTGGTAAAACAGGTAAAGGATGGGAGGATTCATACCTCACTGCCTATGACTGTTGCTGACACGTGGAGACTGGCAAGCAGGAATCCGAATCTACAAAACATCCCTGTGCGTGGAATAGATGGTAAGACGATCCGCGAGGCGTTCATTGTTCCGAAAGGATGTAAGCTGCTAAGTGTGGATTACTCACAGATTGAGATGCGGGTAGCCGCACATATGAGCGCTGATGAGCGAATGATAAAAATCTTCCGACAGGGCAAAGACCTGCATAGTATGACCTCAGAGGCTATCTTCGGGGATACCACCTCTGAGCATCGCTATCCTACAAAACAAGCAGGTTTTGGAATCTTATATAAGATTAGTCCTATGGGATTACATGAATTACTTGAAGCTGAGGGTGTGAAGAGTTGGACTGAGGAGAGGTGCGCACAGTTGATCCTTGACTGGTATAAGCAATATCCTGGGATAGCTGCTATGCAGGATAAGTTTGAGTTAGAAGCATTTAATACGGGGAGAGTGATGGACTTATTTGGTAAGCCTCGCATGGTTCCTGAAGTCTACTCTGCCCATGCCCGGGTGCGTAATGCTGGGGTGCGACAGGCGTGTAATGCCCCAATTCAAAGTAGTGCAGCCGGTATTTTGAAGAGGGCTATGGCTAAACTATTGCCAGTTTGTGAGATGTTATCGCAAGCTGGACACTTCAAACCACTCTTACAGATACATGATGAGCTATTATTCGAGGTAGGTGAGGACATCTTGGACATGGCAGTGGAGTGGATTGTGTCTGCAATGGAAGACTCCGTGAATTTGATTGTTCCAATTAAATGCGATGTGGAGGTGGGGGATAACTGGGGGTCATTGGAGAGTTATTATGAAGATGGTTAGTAAATCATATGAAACCTTATAAAACTATGAGAGGAGGTGAAAGGATGTGTATTGATAAGTTTGAAGAAGGAAAGCTGTATAGGTATTCTGGGATAGCCAGAGGAGAAGGGTGGAATTCCGAGGGAGATATGGATTATCTGCTTGAAGGTGGTCTACACTATTGCCAGGAGGTTCAGAGCGTAGATGAGAAATACACCGACATTTTGTTTTATGATGATCCTGAAGGGACAAGTTGGGCTTTCGATTCCATAGACATGTCTATGTTCCATGAAGTGTGTACTGATGATCTTCTGAACGCATGGGTTACCTTTGATGGACATCTGTGTCATAAGTATGACCTGGATCCGAGAAGGGCATACAAAATCAATGAATGTGATCTCTACAACGAAACGGCTACCGATGGACCTATATTGGCACTATACCTGCACAGTGTGCATAAGGGGCAAGTAATGCTGATGAGTATCGATATGGATGAGGTATCTGGTGTGTTTGTTGTCCCTGAACTTGGAAAGTCCAGCATCGGTATTGACAGGTTTGAAGTAGACCGGTATTATATGTGGGCTGGGAAAACTAAGCCGCCTGTAGGATGGGTAGAACCTATGTTCAGTGTCTTGGAAGGGCGGCCTCACAGGTGTCTTGATGTGAGAGAATCTGAAGGTTCCGCAGCTGTCCTGTCAGGAGTCCGAAGGAGGGAAGGGAGTACTGGCCCATACTGGTATTACGGAGTCAGTGTTGGATGCTTTGTGGAAGTGTCGGACGAGTATGTTGCCAGGGTATTAAACAAAGAAGTCATAGGAGACGAAGTATTAACTAAAGCAGCCATAGTGGAGGAAGATGAGATGGTTGAGCCTGTTGCTGAGCGTGAGATCGTTGAAGAAGAAGAGGCTGAACCTATTGAACAACCAACCACAGGAGAAGAATCCTGTAGAGAGGAGAGACATTTTATGGAAAATTTAAGAGTATTGTTTGAGGAAATTAATGTAGGGGACGCAGTAACTTACTTAGGCGACAACGGACAGATCAAGAGTGGTGACCAGTGCATAGTGCTTAAGAAGCAAGATCATCACCTCAAAGTAGCTGGTCCTACTGGTGAACTCGTAGATACATGGTTACGAGAAGAAACCTTTGACACTGTGATCAAAAAGCCTCTGCCTGAAGCCTACGTCATCATCGGACATCGGTGTGAAAACGTGTCTGAACTACTTTCGGACATTAAGGCTATGGAGCAAACACTCAGAGACATCAGAACCAATTCTGCATGGTCAGGCAGAGTTGTGGGGTATAAGCTGACTCCTGTATTGGAAGCTACTGTGCAAGTCAAAGGTGTTCAGGGACAGCAAGTCCTGCAAGACTATGGTCATAGCTCACAGGATGACGGTCCCGCAAACCGTACCATCTAAGTAGGTGATTAACTGCTGCGTAGTTATGGAAGCTACGCAGCTTCACTTTAACTGGAAGGAGAGAGATATGAGCACTTCTAAGCTTGTTGGGTGTATAATGCTCGCACTTGTGTACATGTTCCTGTTAGGACTATGTGAGGGGTTACTTGATAGATTAGAGGCTGGAGAACGGCCAACTGAGACTATAGTGGGGATTAAGTGGCTGGAGCAGCCGGAGTTGAATGGTTGGACACTCTGTCATATAGGTTTTGGAACGCTCACCTATGTAGGTGTGGACTTACTCTCTACCCACGTGGTGGAGCGCTGGTTTTTATCAGATGACTGGCATGTGCCGAAGTGGTCGAGATTATTGATTGCCTTTGGCGTGGGAGCTGGGTTGGAAGTGTATACTGATGGCTTGAATAACAAATATAGAATAAGTACATACTCACAAGATGAAGGTGCCGACCTTGCTGATATTGTGGCGCATGGAATTGGGTGTATGCTTGGGATGGTTACTATGGACGTCTTAAAAACAAAGCGAGTGTGGGTATGGGTTGATGGGCATGGATGGGTGAGAGCGGAGGTCAGATTTTGAATGACGGAGTTTAACAGATATAAGACATACTCATTACAGGTTCTGAGAATGGCGGATCCACCAGGGCCTCAGTTTTATGTGAAAGACCTTATTCCAGAGGGTGTGACTGTGATAGCAGGACCACCGAAACACGCAAAGAGTTGGATGGGGCTACAGCTATGTGTGGCTGTGGCCTCCGGAGGTACAGCGCTCGGTGCTTTTGAAGTTAAAAAGTCCAAGAGTCTGTACTTTGCTTTGGAGGACAATGCTGGTAGGTTAAATCAGCGAATGAAGCAGCTAATGAGCGATGAGGAATGGCCGCCTGACTGCTTTTTCCAGTTAGGCATACAGGCTAATGAGATGCTGAGTGACCCTGTTAAGCACTTAGATAGCCTGCTTCAGGAGGTTGACGCCAGCTTTATTGTGATTGACACTATGAGTAGGTTTATGTTAGCTGTCCCTAAGAAACGAGATGTCAATGCTTATTATGTGGAGTATGCTATGATGGAACCGTTCCAGACGTATGCTCTGGAGAAGCATGTAGCTGTGGTCTTCATCCATCACTTTAGTAAAAGGGAAAATACTAACGACGTGTTTGAGAGATTCAGTGGGACACAGGCAATCAGTGGAGGTGCGGATAACCTGGTAGGAATTGTCCGTGCGCCTGCTGGAATAACAGTGGCAACTCAAGGTAGGGATATTGGTAGGAATGAATGGCCGGCTGAATTTGATATGTCCACAGGGCTATGGACTGTTCATACAGGTGAGTACCATGTTGACATTACGAAAGAACAGTTCAAGGTATTGGAAGTTCTGGGGAAAGGAGGTAGCACTGGGATGTTTCCGGAAGCTGTAGCTAAGCAACTAAGAAAGTCCGATGATGCTGCCAGGAAGCTGTTGTATCGGCTGGAGAGAGATGGGAAGGTAGAGAAGACGCCTTATAACACCTACAAGGTGAAAGAGACTATAGTGTAAAAGTATGGGGCATGTGGCGGAATTGGTAGACGCACGGGTAATGGCATACCCCGTCTCGGTTGCCACGCAAAAGTGCGCCTTTTAGGATGAGCAAGCGAACGCCGAGTGCTGGTTCAAATCCAGCCATGCCCTATAATAACATGGAGAGAGGAGTAGGAAATGAGTAAAAAACCAAAAGGCATGTATGAACAGTGCCGTGGGTGTGGTGAATGGCTGACATTAGAGCAAGTTGATGCAAGTTATAACCAACACAAAGCCCTGTATTGTGATAAGTGTGCTGCTCTTGTTGAGGAGCTTGAGGCAACAAGAGGCGTTACTGGAACGGGAACCGTCGCTTGCCGCTTGTGGAATACACTAAATGGGTTAGTACAAAGGCACCAGCTTCGTAGTTCTACGGTAGAGATTAGTTTTTCCGACAACTCCACTACTGAATTTGATTTCGAGTGTGGAAATTGTGGTTGTGATTATGTTGAGCGTCCGTTTAACTATTGCCCTAATTGTGGGATAAAAATAAAGTGGGTGGAGAGGAATAAAATTTTGAGTAATAAGCAAAACATACAAACCCAACAAACTAAAACTGGCACAAATAATTTTTGTCCGGTTGATGCGTTTGTTGGGCAGCCGTCTGTACATTTTTCATCTAAGACCGATGAATGGGAAACACCGAGCGAACTATTCAACAAACTGAATGAAGAATTTAATTTTACTTTAGATCCGTGTTGCACAAAAGAAAATGCCAAATGCGAGCGGTACTTCACAATTGCCGAGAATGGTTTGGCGCACGACTGGAGCAACGATGTAGTTTTTATGAATCCTCCTTACGGTAGAGAAATTGGCAAATGGATTGAAAAAGCATATAGAGAAAGTTTGAGAGGTGCGATAGTAGTTTGTTTAATACCAGCAAGAACCGACACTAAATATTGGCACGATTACATTTTTAATAAAGCAGAAATAAGATTTCTGAAAGGGCGAGTTAAATTTAGCAATAAAGGGAGTGCGCCTTTCCCTTCGGCAATTGTGATTTACGGAATGCCGAAATGAAAAGCAAGGTCTGCCCAACGGACAAGGCTGAGTTGCGAAAAAACAAAGGAATCAAAATATGAAGTGCGATGAAGATGGATGCAATAAAGAGGCAAAGTATTGGGCTACTGGTAATGGGATTACACCAACTCACGGAGTATGGTGTGCTGAACATATTTTGCAATTTATAAAGAATAGGGGGGAATCGGGTCAGCACATGAGTAGAATAATAATACCATCGGCATTTAAAAAAGACGAAGAAGTCGCACAGACTTTTTCGTCAACTCCAGCCGATTGTTATAATTTTGGGGTGGAAGATGTTGAAAAAGCAATGAAATTAATTGAAGAATATGCAGAAAAAACAAAAAGCAAATACTTTATTTTAAAAGCTGGGGGAAATGGATTAGAAGCAAAACCCATATCTGAATTTGCGGGCGAACATCTTTGGAGTGGATTAAGGATGATGCCGCCAGATGGGGGAAAATTATAACGTTAGACGCGTTAGCCGCCGTCATACTTCTTCGTGCTTTTCCGAGGACGGCTGCACGCGATGATTATACTGCCGTTTGTAAATTACAAAAAACACTAAAATGAGAAAACTGAACTAAAATAAAAAGGAGTTGGGCAATGTCAAAAGCAAAACCGATACCAGTAAGCAAAGCGAAAGAAATTGCTAATGAATTTGGATATGAACAAGTAATAATATTTGCACGACTAACTGGAAATGCCGGAATGGAACACATGACCACTTATGGCAAAAACAAAGAACATTGTAATATTGCTGCCCAAATAGGGAATTTTCTGAAATATAAAATTATGGGGTGGGTGGAAGAAAACGTGACAGACCACGAAAAGGCAGTATAACGGTTCATAATAACCGGTGCAGGTGGAGAAGATAGACTTTAACTAATAAAAGAGAGGAACAAGATCATGAAGAATTTGAAACAAAGTAGCATTGGCCGGTGGGTGTGGGCATCCGTGTTCATTATTATGTTAGTTGCCGCCTGTTCCAGCGAGGAAGAAGGTCAAAGCTGGAAGAAACAAAAAACATTCGTTGGCATAATTAAGGATGCCAATGTAGTGCCAACTTCATTTAATGAATATATCAAAACACAAATAAAAACGGATAGAATGTTTTTTGTTGTGAGGGGTTTGCCCAATGTGGCAATCGGAGACTCATGTTTTATTTATAAACGAAATGATGGTAGAAAATATGTCTCGTGGGCAAATACACAAACATTGTATTTCATAGGCAACTAACATAGTATTCAATAACATAGGAGAGGTATGTGACAAATGATACGAAGAATCATAGCAAGCTATTGGAGATTTACCGAACATTTGGGGAGTGCGGGCTTGATCTGGTCCAGCGTGAGTTCGGATGTAGGGACACCGCGCTCAGGGAAATCATGTGGCTCGCAGACCAGGTTGAGCAGCATGGGAAGGTGGTTGACATAAAACAGTATATCCAAGACACTGAGGAAGCTATCGTGCTTAGCACGTATGAAACATGTGGAGAGAACATATCAGCTACTGCACGAGCGCTTAATGTAGAGAGGTGTTATGTGCGTAAGAGATTGAAGAATGCCTAAGTACGGAAAAACAATCACATGGACTCAACACCGAGAGACTGTGCAGGTATCTGTGCGGGGTTGCGAGTCTATTAGAGAAGCCGCCATGCTTGTTATAGGGGAGGCGGTTTTGGATGGTTGGCTGCCTCCCCGAAGGTGGCAATGATGGCGACGCGGGGATACGACGTTAGCAGAGTTATTGGAGTGTACTAACAGTGAGGAGGACTCAGCATGATAATTGAATCTATCAAAATTGGCATGATATTAATATTAAGTAGTTTCGTTGGAGCAAGTCTCGCAATGATGGCTTGGGGCTGGTTTGAGAAGCGTGAGAACACAGCCCGACTGATAATCAGGCCTTACAAGTCATTGCCAGACAGGAAAGTCGTGGTCGAAGTATATGGAGGTGTAGCAGATATAATAGAGTGTCCGGATGATGTAGACGTAGAGATTAAGGAGGACAACAGTGATGAAGGATAAGACCATAGGTAAAAGCATATTAGTCCTGTTAGGTATCATAATAATCCTTGTAGTATACTTGGCCCTTTGCGTGTCATCTGCGCGGAGTCAGGCGTTGGTGTTGGAAGCCTCGTGCGGCGGGATTTCAGTAGACAGTATTCCTGTACCGCGATACCAGCCGATCGAGGTTATATGGGGGGACCTTGAGACAGTGATAGGGACGACTACCACAGGAAACGGCTTCCCACTTGAAGCTGATAGCAATAAGTTTGTAGTAAATTTAATGATAGACTCGGTGCTTGATTCCGTCGTGATATATGCAATAACAGTGGATGACGTGATTTATCTCTCTCCGCCGATAGCTGTCAAGATTGTGGGCGCTGGATTCTACAGTGCGGAACTTCCTAAATGGGAGTTATTCTACCATACACCATCGTTTGACACTACTGCGCTGGACGTTAAGATAACGGTAGGTTGGCTCACACCTACTACTTATATCTCCGGTGCCCCGCTTGACAGCATTCATCACTACGAAGTCTGTGTAAAGGAGGCTGGTACAGGGACAGAAAGTAACTTTGTCCTATACCCCACAGATGTCATAGCTGTGCAGGGACGGAGTTATGGAGAGTTCCTTGCCAGCCTCAAACTCAGCACAGACTATATGGTGGCTATGACGGTCACTGCATGGTGGTATGGGCAGGCAGGCGTCGAGAGTGCTTACAGCAATTGGTATGATTTTAAGTCTCCTGATATACCACAGGCTCCTGGAGAGGTAGCTGTGCAGGAGATAGTTATTGACTTTTGAAGGAGGTGATTTGATGAAGTCAGTAATCAGGATAGAGACGGCTATAGAGAGTGGTAGCAACGATTCTTGTAAATATACTTTGGAGCAGCTACTCACAGTATTACGGCAAGGTCTTGGCAACTACCTAACTGCTCCGGTTGTCTCCCTAAATATGGTGTTAAGAACGCCTTTCGTAGTTGAAGAGGTGGCAAGACACGTTGACGATGATCTGCCTTTTTAACAACTTTGGCACGATATTTGATGTAGAGGTGAGATATGGTGAGATTCACTGCTAATGGACGTTACGTACATGTAGTGAACCAATATGGAGAACTGGTAAACAAAGTGTTCGTTCCGACTTTCATGTACGCTGCTGCCCAAGGGATGAAGTACAAAAAAGACTGGCGAAATGCCTATAATCTTCGTATATTAGAATCAGGGGACAAGGTTGCTTGTGATGATGGCTATGTGGTTACTGTGGTTAAAATCAGCTACGGCTCTACAATCAACAAGATCACTACAGAAGTCAACTCAATCGTAGAGCTGCCACCAGGGCAGCCTCCGTTAGACTTGGAAGGCTGCTTCTTGACCACGAATCCACAGATACTTGGAGGGTACTTTATAGCTCCTCCAATGATGCCTGCTAAGCGGTTACTGGAATATACGAAGATCGCACAGGCTTTCCTGAATACCCTTGACTTAGAGAAAGCCTACAGAAGTGTTCGGCCTGGCAGGACTACGAAAGCTGACATCGAGAGGATACTATACAAAGACGAGTTTAGGTATATACTTATGGCGCACATTTTAGATTACTTTCACAAAAGCGGTGTGACACCTGATGCGGTGTTAGCTCTTGTCCATGAGAGGATGGCTGATGAGGCTCCTGTTGACACACTACTATCTTACCTGGAGTTGTATGCTAAGATTCACCCAGATATGCACGTTGATGGTGTACCAAGAGATGGGCTACAACAAATCACTGCTGTAGCCAGACCTGTTGGCTATATTGAAGACACCAGATATATCGACGCACACATTGAAGGCACGGCTTTGGAGGAAGCATCCTCATCGGATGAGGAAATCAGTCAACTCCAAGAGAATGAAATCATAACAAAGGAGGATAGTGATAGTGTGTACTCTATGCAGTTTGATGAGATTAACAGCGCTTCTGAAAATGAGGAGCTTCCTCTTAATAAACCTGTAAAGGAGACATGATGAGACTCGGTAAAATTGAGGAGAGTGTGTTAGAAGTATCACACATGGGAGAACCTTTTGTTGGGTTGGTAGTGGAGATTTTGGATCAATTCCATGAGGATGGGATGTTGATGTACTTCTGTAGAGGATATAGTAGACAAACACACACATTCAACGTGCCCGCAAAGCATGTAACGGAATTGCCAGATCCACCGAAAGTAAAGCGGAAGAAAGCGAGACGCAGTGAACAAAGACCGGTCAGGACTACAAAGCCTGGTGGAGGCAGTAAGCAAGCCGCCTCAACAAAAGCCAAGAAGCCAGGTGCAGCCGCCTCTAAGTCAGCCTCCTCAGCTAAAGCTGGAGCGTAAGTCATTTACAAAGGCTGATTTCAGAGAGAAAGCTTGGAAAGATCACATATTCTTTTGTAATGAGCTGTTTCCTGAAGCGTTTTTTGTACCGTTCTGTGATGTGCATAGGAAGTTATTTCAGGTGGTGTTTGGTCCGGACCCTTATGTCAGCGTTATTGCCCCAAGGAAGCTGGGCAAGACACCGATAATCTGTTTTAGCTACCCTATTAAGTTGGCGCTGTATGACGTTGAAACTTACATAGTCATAGCAAGTGAGACTATGGATGAGAGTAGGAGACATATCCAGAAGCTCACGAGAGCATTGGAGTCCAATGAGAAGATTCATTACTACTATGCTAACCTCATTGACCGGAAGAACAGGGAGACTCAGAAGGAGTCAGTGCAGCTCTCGACAGGGCTGTGGTTTAGAGCTAAGTCCTTTATGTCACAGATCAGAGGAACTGCTGGTGATTGGACGCCACCGTCACTCATCATTGTTGACGACCCTCAGAGTAATAAAGATGTCAAGACGGAGCGGTCACTTAAAGATGCGCAGAACTGGTTTGATGATGAAGTCATTTACTCCAAGGCGAAGAAGTGGAGGCATCCACGTCATGGAGCTGTGGGAAGTGGAAAGGTCAGGTTTCTTGGAACTTCCCTTCACCCGCAATGCTTAGCTGAGATAGTAGATGCCGACGAGAGGTTTGTTTCCAGGAGATATTCAATTCTGCAAAATCCAGAGACGGGGGAACCGGATACTGTGCATGGAGTGAGTATTTGGGAGGACATGTTTCCAACTAAAGAGTTGTATGCTGAGATGCGGAAAGCTGAAAGGGTGGGGAAGTTAGGGAACTGGCTTCAGGAACGTATGAACATGCCATACAAGTATGGAAGCAGGACTTTTGATGTGCAGGATATGAGGTTCTGGGATGAACCCGGGAATAGGTTTGACATTATAAATGATACGCCGGTGTTAGTAGTAGAAACGCCATTGTTATTTGATGAATATGAGCACAGGGAGTTTGAAGATGTTAGCACGGAATGATTACAGGTGTAAGAAATGTGGGAAGGTAAGTGAGTATTACGGAGCACCGCCATCCAGGTGTACCTGTGGTGGTGAGTGGGAGGTAGTGTTCACTGAGCCGGCAGAGACTATCACAGAACACGCAAGCACTGTACTCCATGTGATAGACCAGAACAAGAAACTGATGGAAGAGGTGTATGAGGAGGATGCAGCTGCTAACTCTGAGGCTATGAAGGATTTAGAGAGTATTACTCATAGGAGTGTTGTTTAGATGACTACTGAGAACATAGTAATTAAGGCGCTGGAAGAGCCGGAGGAGCAGGAAGCAAGAAGTAAAATTATGCCTATAGTTGAAGTACCTGTATATGATGAGTTTGCTGAAGAAGGTTTCGAGGTAAGCACTCTTGGAATCGAGTATTCCCATCAACCTGATCCCCCAGACGCGGCAACTGCAACTTTAATGACGTATGGTTTTGAGCCTCACAATGCTGTGGTACCCTCTTTCAGGCAAACCCAGGAGTTTTATAGAATGGAGCATGAAACCAGAAGGATAGTGGGGCGGGAGTATGAACATAGTGACTTTGATGCTATAAAAGGTTTAGAAAAACCAGAAGAATAGGAGGACCAAATGGCAAAAATTAAAGTGAAAACAGCTACTGTAGCTGAAGTCCATGAGGACATAGATAGTCTTCATGCTCAGCTTATTGCACAAGCTGAGGAGCTTGTGTCTGATGGGACTACACAACAATTAGAGGTATGGGACAAGATGCTTGAACGCGGCTTCTGGAAAGTTCCTGGAGCTGATGAGGGTAAAGCACAGATGCAGAAGTTCCAGCAGGCTAAACGTATGGGTGAGTTAGCTCTAAACTATAGGGATAAATACCCACACAACAAATTCGTAACAGTTAAAGGTGTGGAGTATATCTGTAAAAAGTATGCCCTGGTATACGGCCCTGCCCACAGGTTTGTGTCAGAGATTCCTGATAAAAATAAGCAGGAGATTGCTGACTTCAAAGTTGACGGAAATGATCGGGAAGATGTGGTTATGCAGGTTATTGGTAAGCCAGAAGACTTTGACCTAAGTGGTGATTGGGAAGTACGGGGTTACAAAGTTGTAGACGCTGACCCCATCGTATTACAGCCAGTGCGTGGAGGGTTCTTAATCGTAAGTAAGTGGGGTGAAGAGGCTGACATCAAAGAAGCGAAAGGTGTGGGTCCGTTCAACCCGAAAGATGAATCATAGAAGACTGATAACCTTGAGAACGTTTACTGCGGCTGACTTGGCCAGCAGTGATAGCGAGACTTCAGATGATACTGTCGTGATGACCTGCGGGGTATCTAAACAGGGCTACCGCTTCTTTTTTGACAAATGGGTCTCGAAGGATGCGGAGCCTACGGAGATACTCCGTGAGGTTATTAGGCAAATGATACACTACAAAAGCTCCAGGGGCTTCATCGAAAAGAACAGGTTTGAATCGATAATGAGAACCTGTAGGAAACTGGTGCAGAGGGGCTTTTATGGCGACCCGGCCCAAATTGGCAGGGTTATTCGTAGAATAAGTATGGTACCACATTATGGTAGAGAAGGGAAACAGAATCGTATCGTAGACGGTATCTCACAGGAGCTGAAAGCTCACATGCTTTACTTCCGTGGAGGTGAGGATTGGAATGACGTGCGTAATCAGATCCTGATGTATCCAGCTGTTTCATTTGATGATATATTGGATACCATTGAAATGTTGATCTCTAAGAGCTATGGACCATCGGTGGACGTGGTAAACCAGCACAGTCCAGCCGAGGATGTGTATAGCCGGCCTGACAACAAACCATTAACAATTAACGAGGTACTTGCACAGAAAAGGTATAATGTTTGGACAGGAGGCTTTGTAAATAATGGCTCAAAGAGACGAGAAGCCTGTAGTTACGGAAGAATCACAAAATAGTACCCCACATAAAAGTGATGAAGCTCAGAAACTCTATGATGAGTGTGCCTCAATCGTAAACTCCCCTAAGAGGCAAGAAAGAGTTACTCAGTGGAAAAGAGAGACTGGATTCTACTTTAATGCTCAATGGGAGAAGGGGGAGAGTGATGACTTAGAGGCAACAGGACAAGTAGACATCGTACTTAACACCCTTCGCAGGGCTATTAGGACACTGTTGTCACAGATGACGTTGAACCTTCCAAGCGCGCAATTCCTACCGCGCCATATGTTACCACGATCAGCACAAGATGAGCAGTTTCTCGAAGAGATGAGAAGCCGCGTGAACTCGGTTTCTGGGCTATGGGATCATTGTTGGTATATCAGCGGTGGTCCAATAATCACCAGGCGAGCAATCAAGCACCAACTTGTATGCGGACTTGGATACCTCGCCACCTACCTTGACCCACAAGCTGACTTCTATAGAGGTGAGCTGAAGTTTGAAAGCCGTATCCCCTGGGAAGTAGTAGTTCCACTAAACGCCTCAGATTTTGACTTTAATGATGCCCATAGACAGTTTTACCGGAAACAAATTACCCTTGGGGAGGCTGTGAGGATAGTAGGTGAGGGCCACAGGGACTTACTGAGGAACAACGCAATCGTATTAGTCAATGATCTTGATCCGGATATTGGCATGTATGCCCCAGACGCTTCTCCGGTGTTTGCTATACCTATCACAGAATCACATGAGACTGACAAAGGAGATGATGACCTCATTATTGAGTGGGTTGAGTGTGAGGAGAAGATAGCACATCCTGCGTTCCTGTATAAGGTAGAGACTTCTGATGTTGAGGTGGACACAATTATCTATGAGCCTTGGGGTGATGCCACCGATGGGGAAGAAGAAATCAAAGCCAGATTAAAGGCAAGAGGTATTAAAGCAAATATCAGTAAAGCCGATATAGACATACCAAGAGTTCAGCAGACAACCATCGCTGGCCGTGAGGTAATGGTGAGTAGGGAGTTACTACCTACTTCTCAGTATACATCAATACCAGTAATCGATGAGGATACTCATAACCCATTATGTTATGGAGAGATATTTTTTGTAGCGCCGGCTCAGAAGCTGCTTAATAAGGTGTTTAGCCTGGCGATACTCCATCTTCAGACCAGTGGTAGTGGAGACAAGCTGATTGGTACAAAAGGCGCGTTTGGGGATACTCTTGAACAGGTAGAAGCTTTCCAGAAAACCTACACCAACCCATCGTCAGTGACTGAGCTGGCATCTGAGAACGTAGATGAGAAGAGCATTGGGGACATCATTATGCGCCTCCAAGCTACCCCGTTACAGCCTGCTGCAATCCAGGCTATCTCGTTGATTACCAGCTGGATTGACAGGCTTACCCTGCATCCAATCTCATGGGGTGACCCATCCTCGGCACCCCGTACCGCAAGTGCGACGTTCGGTTTGAAGGAGTGGGGTGACGAGCCTTCCAAAATTCCAGCACTCCACCTCAACTATGCTATGCAGCGATTAGGGCAGACCTGGTTAGATAGGGTAGCGCATCACTATACTGTCCAAAAATCATTTGGTGTTCCGAATACTTATGGACAGATGAAGCAGTACATGATCAACACTCCGCAGGAAGGCGGGGCTATTTTAAATGACATCAGAGATTTCAAGGCAAACATATTTATAGCCAGCAGCAGTACGGTAATGATGAACAGAATGAGTATACTTATGGTGCTGAAAGAGTTGATGCCGATACACCCAGCATTCATAAAGATGTTCCTACTGTATTCCGATATACCAGAAAAGTTTGAATTAATCAAAGAAATGGATTATACAAAGGGGCTGGAGCAACAAGTCGAGCAGTTTATGCCGATGGTGGAGAAACTGCAACAGGAGTTAGCGTCAAAGGATGAGGAAACACAAAAGCTAATGTCAAAGGTAGAATTAACTAAACTAAAAGGTACGATTAGTCAAATCACCACCAAGTACCGTGAGTGGCTCAAATACACACAAAAGGAAAAAGAGATGAGAGACCAAGTGATGCGGGAACAGGCCAGTCAACGAGTCGTAGGTGGTGGAGAATGACAATCGACCAGAGGAGGACATATTGCCAATAACACTTGACACTGACGACAAAGGGAGACCAATTACTGGGATAAAAAGCGCACTCCCACATGGGGATTTGCAGTCTTATGGTGACAAAGTTCACACTGTTGATGCTGAAGACGCCTTCGGAGACTTGGAGTTTGAAGACATCCCTGTCGGCAAACCTGAAGAAAATCAGGGGAATGGTAAGCAGCAACAACAGGCAGCTAAAGGTGATAACGAGAGTGCTGATGATGCGGCATCAGAAGATGAGGAAGAACAGCAGCAACAGCAGCAAGATGACGATGATGAGGCTGGAGATGAGCAGGGTACTGAAGATGCAGGTGACGCTGGGGATGATGAGGGCAAAACTGTAAGGGGAGTTAAGGTAGACATAAGTGAGGAGACTTACCAATACCTCATCAAGCTCCCAAAGGACCAACTTATCGCCAGGGGAGAGAAACTGAAGAATGAAGTCTCCAAAGTAGGCACACGGCTGGGGCAGCTGGAGAAGGTAGTGGGTCCCACTGTTATGAAAGCTCTGAATGATGGTGAGGATCTAACTGTGGTTAAGAATCTGATGGCTGATCTACCTGACCCAGCATTTCAGGAACATATAAGTCATTTCTATGAGGAGCATCAACGTGGCGCTGATGGTAGCTGGAAAAGGTCTGCTGATTATGTGCCGCCTAAGCCGGTGTTGGATGAGATTTTGAGGCTTAATGCCGAGAGAGATAAGCTGACGGTGATGGATTTCTTTGAAGGAGAAGCAGGAGAGTTTGACTTCAATGAAGCACACACTTCTCCTGGCAGTAAAAGTGGCATTGCATTAAAAAAGTTTGAACAAAAGAAGGCGGAAATAGAATCCAGCTTACAAGAGTTGGCTTCAAGAGCAACGCAGGCTTCTCAACAGAGCGCAGTGTCTGCTGAGGAGCAGGTAAGAAAAACACAGGAAAATTGGAAAGCGTTAGAAGCTAAACACCCAGAGCTTGTTGACCCGCACGTTAGAGCTGAATTCGTACAGTACCTGAAGACTAATAAAGGTAATCTGTATGATGTATATTTTGAGGCTTTTAGGGCATCAAAGCATGGACAGAAGACTACGCGCACATTGGTACTGGAAGAGTTGTCTCTGGTCAACAAAAACCGGAGCAAAAAAACCAGACCTAAGCAGTCGCGAGGGACTGATAAACAGGGTAAAAGTTTCCATGACGTTGATCCTAAACAACGCGAGGTTGTGAAATCTGATGCTGATTACTTCGGTGATTATGAGGAGTGATGACAATCCCGCACACTGTCGTACAAATGGAGGACGTGGATGAAGCTGTGTAATAAACGGAGGAATAAGGTATGGCAGCGACAACTGTATTAGGATTGACGGGTGTGTCAAGAACTGATGGAGCTGCGCCCCCGCTACAGAACCGTAGAAAATATGATCGTTCTGACAAGATCATAATGAAGGGCTTAGCCGACGCACCGTTACTCCATATAATGATAAAACGAGGCCAAAAGCGTGCAGTAGGCGACATCAAATACTATATGTTTGAAGACGACTACTTTGTGCAGTCAGGAACACTCAAAGGGTGTACGGCTGCTGGCGCCGATGCGGCCTTAACCACTGGTCTTCAGTATATGTATATTGCTGGAGACGCAAGTGAAAAGGGCAACACTTTATTACGGCCAAATGACATCATTCATATTCCTGCCTTTCAGGATAATCAAACCAATACTAAAGGTACTGGTAATGGAACTACTGACGGTGCGGTAGGTATGGCTGGTGAAGATGTTCGGATTCGTGAGTTTGTCACAGATAACGTAGCACTTGTTACCCGAGGCGGTGGTGAGGGGACACTTACCACAAACATCACAGCTGGTAGTGGGAATACCTTGAAGTGGGAATACAAGGGTAATGCACTTCCAGACGCCTCTGCAAGCCCTGTCGCCAGAGCGCAGGCTATCGATGAAGACTACAACTATCGTCAGGTCATGCGACTCTCATGGGACGTCTCAGGACGTAACTTGATGCAGGACATGTATGGGCCAAGTGATATTCAAAGGTATGCTGTGAAGAACAGAACTCAGTTCCTGAGAAATCTGGAGCGGACATTCTGGACAGGTCACAGATACATTGCATACTCTGCAAACGGGTTGGAACAGTCAACAACTGGCGGTGCTTTCGAGTATATAGTAGATACCTCCACTACTCGTAAAGCTGTATATGATGCCAGCAAAGACCTCCTTGAGGGTGACGCTTCTCAGCGAGTCTGGAAAGTGAATAAAAACTTTGGACTGGATAACTACAATCGGTTTATGGAGAAGGCATTAAAGTACGGCAGTAGAAATAAGCTTGGTGTCGGAGGCCGAGAATTCTTGGTTACTCTGGAATCAATGCTACGTCCGTACTATGGCAGCTTTGACTGGGATGTGGACTCTTTCGGTTTTGGAGTTGTCATGGCAAGATGTTCGTTTGGTAGAATCCCGATCGTAGTTGAGCAGGAATGGTCAGACTGCGCCGCGGGATATGGTTATTTCTTTGCATCCGTTGACATGGATTACATGTGGTATGTGTATGGCGCAGGCCCATGTGCCATCAAGGGATGCGGAAATACCAATAGCGATGTACATTTACATCAGGAAATTCAGGGCAATGATGAAGCTCATCGCAAAGATGAGTTGTTTGCAGACTTTGGTTTCGACCAGAGATTCCGCAAAGCTCACAGCTTAATCGTAGCCGAAGCCTCAACCATTAGTTAAAGGAGGTCGGTATGCCACTTAACACAACAAAGCAGAACAGACGACGTGGTGACTATGACAGAAATGTCAAACGTAAGAAGATATTTGTCCCCGCATTGCCGTCAGGAATACCTGCTGGTGCAGTGGAGCATAACGGTACAACCACCACGACTGCTCTATTCTATGCCGTAGGTGATCAGGTAGCTGCTTTCGCCGATCTCAACAGTACCCGTCAGGTCTTTCCAAGACTGGCCACACAGAACGATGAAGTAAGTATTAACTGGAAAGTACCTGATGACTACTATAATGGTGAGGACATGTTTGTCTGGGTAGTATTTGCCCCTGACGGGTGTACGACTACCAGTGCGCAATTATCGTACATAGTTTACTATGATGCTAAGAAGGTTGTGGATTATGGACGGAAGCCTGGTACCAAGGATACCCTTACAGGCGAGGCTGCTACAGAGGCAAGCACTGCAATGGATGATGCGATTGATCAGGACATCTACATGGATGGGCTTACTAAGTACGCGATGTATCGCGGTGAACGAGGTAAGATTAGTGGGTCCAAGGTGCATGTGGAGGACTGGATGACCTTTAAGATTAAGTGTGATGCTGCTATCGTAGATAGCGCCGCTATGTCTATCGTAGGTCTTGAAATCGATTATGCATTGCGTTACCGCAATCCTGATGGTACAGAAATTTACTTTGAAGAGTAATAGGAGGTCGTAATGACACGATATGGAAGAGGTAGTCAGCATGGCCACGCTATGGACTCTACTTTACGGACACCGGCAGGGGGTGTTGGTAAGATGGTATTCGAGTTCGTTAAGGTAAGCCCCAGTAGCGATACTGTGTACGTCTACAACAGAAACAAAACCGCCTACGGGCAGGACCCAACTGATGCGACGACTGGTGCGGCAATTGTGAACGACATTAAATATGTCGAGCACATCACCGTGACACCGTACATGGTGACTGGTGCGCCGTCCACAACTACCGCACAGAGGCCACCTGTGGTGAAGTATATAAATGGGCCTACGACACTTGCCCTTATTTACACGATGGGATTGGCTGCCGCTGGTGGCTCAGGTGTTACGATAGGCATCTTTGGTAAGTCATGGTAAACAACAAAGGTGGAGCTGCTGAACTATATGGCAGCTCCGCCGCAATTATGGAGGACCATTATGAGATATTGTCTTTATGCTCAACCGCAGTGGTTGATACAAAGCTATGGACTTAGTCCAAACACTGTGACACCTATTAAGCATCTCGCGCTGCCAAGGGTGATGCACAGCGGTCTGGTAAACTGGATGAAGGTATTAGAAGGTGTAGCGTGTGTTCCTGCTAATAAGGAAATGTATGAAGCTGTGGATGTTATCAACGTAAACTTGCCTACCAGGAACATCGGCTGTATCAAAAAGATACACCAGCATCTTCGTGATTTACAGATGAATGGTAAGGCTCCAATGGTTATCGCTAACCCTGATTATGCCGTAGAGATGTGGTGGTATGAAGGACGCATTGACTTGTTTTTGAAGGACATAAATCTGGCTGATAAAATCTTCTGTGTACATCCAGCGATGAGTGAGACGTTGGAGGTGTTGCTGGAGAAGCAGGTGTGGACAATCCCACATCCAACAGATGTGCAGACGTTGCGTACTGAGTTTTTTGAAAAAAGATACAGTGACCCATTTAATTTCATCACTGTACTCGTCTTAGCCCATAGTTATGATAGGAACTATATTATACCAACTGAGGTAGTGCAGACTATTCAGAATAACGATGCTGTGATGAGGACCGCGATGGTCGGTAAAGTCGGCAGGGATTCAATGTACCTTAAAGACAGGTATGACGAATACTATGAGGCAATGCCCTTTCCGGATCTAATGAACCTGATTAGTAGAGCTGATGTAGTTATCGACACATCGTTCTTTCACAGCTATGGCAGGGTTCCGGTAGAGTGTGCTGCTGTAGGAACACCTTGCATCACACACAACACAGTCTATTCTGGGAAGCTATTGTTCCCTGAGTATCAGTGTGATATTATGGATGGGAAGCAGCTGTTTCAGAAGATCAACCAGGTGTTGTTTAATGAGCCACCAAGCAAGTCCACCCGGGAAACATACTCTAAGGAGGCTGAGAAACACTTTGGCTATGAAACTTCACGTAGAAAATTTACCAAAATGGTAGAGGAGGTTATATGAAAGTAGCCATTGTTGCAATAGATGGAAGTTGGACCGCCTCTATAGGGTATGAGTATGCGATTAATACTACAGGTGCAGAATGCCAATGCTTTTATCAGCTACCTAATCTTTATGGTCACAATAATCCCCAGGGAGAGTATTTCACTGACCTGAAAGATGTCCCTCACAAGTATGACTTGTTGATATTCGCAGGTACAAAGCTGTTCCATGAAGCCTACCTAAGATGCCCTGAGCTGCTAAAGGCTTACAAGGGCTGTATAAAGGTCATTCCAAGTGGCAGGTACTACAGAAAAAACCACGAGATGTTGAATGCCGCATTCAAAGATGTCGGTGTTGAGTTACATGTGATGCCGGATTTATTCCGATATTGTGAAGGGGAGCAGGTCCCGTTCTATCCACCCATGGAACTGGTTCCTACATTCCAGGCACCATATATAACTGTGTGTCACTCGCCATGTAATGTACAGAAGATGATGACAAAGGGTTCACATATTATCTGCCCTACGGTTATGAAGTTTACAGTAGCATTTGATGTAATACTGTATACTCCATGGCCACAAGCCATACAGCGTAAAGCTCGGTGCCATATTTTCATAGATCAGATAGTGAGTATACGTGAGTACACTGGCGGCATAGGTAAATCTGGTCTTGAAGCTATGTCTTTAGGACTGGCAACTATCTCCAGTGGGGAGCCATACACATCAGACTTGCTGCCTTCTCCACCGGTGCTGTGGGCTGATAAGGACACCTTGAAATATGCGCTGATTAATCTGTTACAGAAAGCCGATTACAGGAGAAAGGTGATCGAGGAGCAGCGCTCATGGGCCAGAGAGTTTCTCAGCTATGAGTTTGCTGGAAGACTACTGATGAAGGGGGGTAAGAGATGAAGAAGAAAGTGTTGATGTTTGCTATGTATGATTGGGCTAACTCAGGGTTCAAAACCTCAGAAGCTGTAAATAGATGTTCTGATGACTATGAGGTAGAATATTTTGCTGTGAATCCTCACGTCTTTGGATATGAGAGGGGGAGCAATATAATCCTGGAGAAGGTTGATAGCAAGGTATATCAAAACAATGAGGTGGTAGCAAGGCTCAGGAAAGTGCTGGAGAAGTGTGATATTATGCACTTCAAAGGTGATGAGGGAGTGCCAAAGACAGTAGCTGAGATTGAAATCGATAGATTAAATAAGCCCGTGGTATGGACTGTGTGTGGTAGGGTATGGGAAGCTAAGCATTCAGAGCTATGGGATGAATATGGTAAGTACACCGATGCATTATTAGCCACTACTCCAGACCACTTACAGCATGGGATTGAAGGGACATGGATGCCGCTTCCTATAGATGTAGAGAGGTATAAGCCTATACCACGGGCTGATGACTGTATTGTGATTCAGCATTCCACTACTGCTGAGAGAAAGGGAACTGAGCTGATTAACCAGGTCTTTACTGGGCTGTACGAAGAATATAGCAAGGTCTTTTGCAGTATTCACAGTAATATTCCTTTCCAGTTAGCCATGCAGCTGAAGAGGATTTCTCACATCTTCGTAGACCAGATAAACAGGTACAATATATATGCAAATAGCGCTCTGGAGGCGATGGCCATAGGAGCTGCTACAGTTGCAAGTTGTGATTGGGCTGATGGGATTACTTATGCTACTGAGAAAACGCTGCACGGTGTCCTAATTGAGTTGATAGAGTCACCGGAGAAGCTGCTTGAGGCCCAAAGGTTAGCAAGGGAGTATGCAGAGCAGGTTCATAGCTACCATGCAGTGTCTGCAAAGCTATGCAAAGTATATGATAGAGTGTTAAAGCGCGGAACGGTGTCTGATAATTCTAAGGTAATTGGTCCTCCAGCCACTGTACGACAAGACACCGTTTCCGCTTATGAGAAGGAGACCAAAGATGACGGTTGATGAGATGTTGGCAAGGTTAGGGTATAGGTTAGATGATGAAGATGCTGGAAGGTTCACAGAAGCTGTTAAGTTAGGAGCGTTAAATGTTGTGCAGGATGTGGTGGCTGGCACTGTTACCACCTCACTGTTAAGAGTACTCCATAACACTGTTAATCTCACCTGCTCAAATGATGGCAATGCCTTGCCGGCTGATTACTTTCGGTATGTTGGTGGTGAGCTGTATAAGCTTAGTCCTGTGAAATGGGTGACTAAGTTGTCGGAGGATAATTTAGGAGTGCTGGATAGCTCACTCACTAAGGGCACTGATAAGGATCCAGTGTGTTATGTATGGGGTGATAAGATATACCTGAAGATTAACCTTAGCACCTATGGTAAGAATGGCTCAAAGTTGAAGCTGTATTATGTGAAGGAGCCAACAACACTTATATCCGGTGGTACCTGTGAGATAGCCTCAGTCCTGCACCCATATGTAGTGGACTGGGCTGAGAGTTATCTCAGGAAAACGTATAAGTATGGAAGCCTGGAAGAGGCGGACAAGATGAACCTGTATGCTGAAGAGCGCATTAAGGTTATTTCAGAGCAATATAAAACAGGAGCTTTGTTATGAAAAAGATATTATTTATCATCTTGGTGTTGGCAGCTGCTGGGGGAGTGCTTGGGCAAACTGACACCGCTACCGACTCACTGTTCAGGATTATAGATGATCTACCGGCGGCACAGTTAAGTGGCATGGATGATAACACTATTCCCAACACCGATTACTGGAATGAGCACGCTTATCTATGGCTGGAATACACGATTGCTAAGGTCAAGCAGATGGACTCGCTTACCATGGTGTCCAACAACGTGTGGAATGCGTTGTGGTTTGACTCGTTGGCAGCAGCAGTTGATGACTTTGTGGCAAATGCGCCGGATACTGCGATCTTCTATATTCCTGCGGGCGAGTATTTGATTAGTGATAGTTTGAATTTTGAGTTCTGGGGTCCTAATCAAGCAGACTGGGCTATCATAGGCGACCCTGGTGGGACCGTGATTAAAGCACGCAGTGCAACGAAGATGGACTCTACAAGGAATATGGTTAATATCTGGACGAGCGGGCTGTCAAGTGATGTAGATTCTACGTTTAACAACTTCCTGATATATGGTGTCACATTTGACCACAATGGCGGTGGCGGTACTCGGTTCTACTGGGCTAATGTGAATCACGATAGCTGTGGTCACGCATTGCGCACATACAGGTATGATGGTGGTTCAAGCGTGTTTCAGGACTTTGGGCCGTTTCATACAGGACAATCTTTTTATCCGCGTCCACAGGCGTCGTTCGACCTGCCGGAGTCGCACGGGTATATGGTGAGAGTGCTTGGAACGGTGTATCAGATGCATATTATCAACTGTGTATTCAGGAACTCGAACGGCGGCGCTATTTACAATCACGGCTACCGTAATGGTGACAACTCAGGTTGGGGTAATGCTATTGAGGGCGGGTCTATCACTAATTGCACGTTTAGGTTTGTGCGAGGTGTTGCTATTTCCAATTTGCAGAACGGCCCAAGCTCAATCAGTAACAATTACTTTAGATGGGTAGGAGTTGCGTACTACGCGTCCACCGGTGGGTGGTCTTTTGCGAATAACCGCGTTGAGGAGTATGATTCATCTGCGGTGATACTTAGCTCCGCAAACTGGATGTCGGTGAATAACAACATCTTCTCTGAAGGCGCTGGTCCGGCGATAGTGTGTCATGCTAACTGCTCTGGATCAATACAAGGTAATACATTTATTAATCTTATGGCTGATAACGCACACTTAGGATCGGGATGTTCTGGGGATTCACTGGATGCTGCAATACAGTTTATTGGATATTTTACAAATCAGACGACCGGTGCAGGAGTATGGCCGCATGGTATCTCAATTACCAACAACTATTTTCAGACTCACTCTGCATCGTATGATGCGCCTGTGCAGTATTTTGTGTATGGGCTGTATAGGAATGTCACTGGCGCAGGCGGTATCTACGAAACACTCACAGGGGGTGATCCTGCAATGCCGGATAGTTGTGATGGAAATATTATTGCTAATAATATCATTGGTTGGGGAAGGACGTCAAGATCGGAAGCGGTGCTTGGTATAACTAACTTGCCGTTATCTCGAAATAATGTGCATGACAATTTCTATGTAAGGTCAAGCAAGTATAATCCATATGGGTTGCCAACTGTCTACGGTAATTCGAGGAAGTCACTGGTTGACCTTGTAGCAAGTGTGGGAGATAGTTGTGAGATAGTATTGCCTGCTGGGGTATATACGATAGCTGAGAGCCTGGTGATTAATAACAACGCTGTAACATTGAGAGGGGTAGGCAAGGCAACAGTTATCAGACTCGCTGATCTTAGTTCACCAAGTAGTGTTATCTTCGCACGAGATAAATACAGAATAACTATACGTGATTTACGCATACAGGGAAGGAAATACCTCCAACCTGCGGATGCCTCAAATGTTACAAACAACGGGGTTATGCTACATGGCGGGTTTGGACACAGGATTGAAAACGTGTTCTTTCAGGATATTAAGAATGCCGCTGTACGACTTGACTCAGGTGCTGTAACTATGGAACGTGTGGTTGTCGAAAACTGCGAGATTGACTCATGTGGTTATGGTATTTGGTATAGCTATGGCGCATCTGGCCACATCACCAATAACCATATTCGTGATACTGATAATATAGCAATCACGCTTAGTGGTGTGAGTGGTACTACCATTACTGGCAACTCTATCGATGAGACCAGTGATGTCGGATGCTACTTGAGTTATTCAAACGCAAACACAATAGCAGGCAACAGTTTCGGGAACACTGGTAAAGAGTGTATCAAGTTAGCCGCCTCAAGTAGAGTAGCTATCACAGGCAACAGGCTTGATGGCGCTGGTAGTGCTGCTAACAACACATACAGTGCCATTAATCTTGTGCATGATGGAACTGCTGGGTGCAAAGATAACACTATTGTAGCCAATACCTATAATGATGCTGGAGGTGGTAACAAAGCTAAATATTTGGTAGAGATTGAGGATAATGCCCTCAACTGTGACAACGTAGTAGGTTTTAATGCGGGGCTTGAAAATGACTTCACTGTAGCGCTTGATGGCACTGAGTATTCATATAACTATGTAATAACCACTGATTCTACTGGTAAGAAGTTTGTGTATCATGCACCCGCGTACCACTCATTCAAGATAGACGGCGCTGAAGCATTAGCGCTCGGTGGTGGATTTTTAGCATTCGGCAGTGGCGTGTTTCCTGTGCTTCAGACCAAAACACCGCCTGCATCCAACTCTACAGGAACGGCTGGACAGTTCGCATGGGATGGAAGTTATTTATATATCTGCACAGCCACTGATACATGGGAGCGTGTAGCTGTGGCAGCTTGGTAGGAGGTGATTCTGTATGCCTAAAAAGAAACATGCTGAGCTTGCACGAAGAGCGCGTGCGCTGGGGCTTACAGGAGACGCATATAACTCTTATGTGTATGGGACACTGAGCACGATAAAGAAACGCAGAAAAGCTAAGCAGAAGAGGACGAGCAGGAAACCTAAAAAGTCCACACGGAAGAGGAGGAGACGATGACAAGACCAGCACAGCCGATGCCTAAAGGCAGAAGAAAGCCTGGAGTGACCTCAAGGCCGGTTGGGAGACAAGTTATAGGAGCTAAAGTATTTCCGGAGGCAGGTGAGGACCCACGCCAGGGCTGCCATGTGCTGAGGGATGACAGTAAAGTAGAGACGACTTTTGCTAAAAAGGACGATGAATAATGAACTTACGGGAAGCACAAGATCATGTTAAGGCGCTCCTGACTCATCATGGAGTTGGCCAGACTGACAGGATTTCTGCTGGGCTGATCGACTCTGTACTAAATGCGTCTATGGAGCAGCATTTTGAGTACCTGAAGTTTGAGAAGGTATACTGGCATTCACTGGTTACACAAGGGCAGGATGAGTATCAGTTACCGGATGGGCTGATTGGTGTTAGTATGATCAAAGTAGCTGGTGAAAGGTACTATCCCGCAGCATTCCCCTTTGTAGAAGATGCTAAGAGAGTTGCCACCGACCGGACAAGAGTAACCGAGGAGGGCACTGAAGTTAGTGCAGTTGCCGATAGATGGTACTGGCTGAGGAGATATATGTTGCAGATATATCCAGAGCCGGAGGAGGATACCCCGACCGACACGTCTGGAAGCTGCACAGTGTCTGGTTCTACGGTGACTGTTACCTCCGGATCACTTGGGACTACAAATAGTTTAAAGAGGATGTTAGCATTAGTAGGTAGCAATTACTTTGTGATACTCAGCAATGACGGTGATGAGTTCTCCGTTGATGGGACACCGAGTTCTTCAGCAACCACCTACGAGGTCTACAATCCAGGCTTACAGATTTGGGGGACTATGAGGCCATCAGAGCTGACGGAGGATAGCGATGACCTGCCTGGTAGTTATGTGGATCAGATGGCTGTGGTACTTCAGACTGCCTATATAGTAGCACTGATGCTACCTAACAAGCAAGGGATTAATATCAATGGGTTAGCTGATACGTATCAGAAGTTCAGGAAGCAGTCAAAGCAGACTGAGATGAATCGAACATTTACACCAAAAAATGTGCAGCCTTTTACCTTCAGAAGTGATCATGCGGGGTATAAGTAATGGCTGACTTGATAGTGTCTGTTTTCAGGGGGTGTTATGAAAAGGCTTCAGAGTTTGATCTGCCGGTGGCTTTTAGTGAGGAATATAAAGACTGGTATCCTACCTATGAAGGTAAGCTGGTGAAGCGCCGTGGGTATGAACCCGAGTGGCTGGATTCCGACGAAGCCACCACTACAGCAGCTATCACTACTGGGCTGGCTGGTAACATTATCAATATGTTTGAGTTGGTGACTGGGAGATCAGAGACTACTGCTCCTAACGAGGCAATAAAGTATTTGTGTCAAACTGATGATGGTCTTGGCAAAATTTACTACTTTGATGAATCTGTGCCGACATGGACAAGGTTGGACTGTGGGGCCACAGATACCACGACCACTGCATTGACTGACTTCAGGGACGCTAACAGCGTTGTGCAGAAATGCAGGTTTATGGCAGAGAACGGTGTTGTAAGGGTGCTGGCTGGGAATAGAAGTGTGAACCAGCCTCTATGGTGGGGGTATTGTGGGGCAAGGTTCCCCAATGCCATTTCAGATAACTCCGGTACTAAAGCGCCTATTAGTGGAGGATTCCTCAGCACCGCTCAAAGAGCTAAGATTGAATCTCCTGTTATGCCTACAATAATTGATCATACAGGTATCCCAGAGCCGACTGGGGTGACGTGGAACAGTGCCTTAGAATTAAAGGCTACTGGTAATTGGCAGTATAGATATTATCGGTACAGGATGGCACTGCAATATGACCATAAACAATGGAGTCCTCCAAGCCCTGCCGATGGGGATATGTTGGCAGCCTTGTCAACACTTAATGACAACTACAGGACAAGGACATCATTGTTGGTGGAGATAGACTCTTCCATTATAAGTAGGCGAGTTACTGGGTTTGCTATATTCAGGTCAGATGAGTTGACCGGAGCTGCTATGGGCCGGCGAGAGTATGGCACATTCAGATTACTGACGTATGCTACGTTCTCCGATAACTGGGGTAAGATTATTAAGTCCTCTGGCATCTCGTTGTCTATAGCTGAAAGGCTTATCTGGCCATATACCAGTCAGTGGATATTCGCTACTTATACTGATGCAACCAAAACTTTTGCCATAGGCTCCACAGAAGCAGGTGATGATGCATTAGCTGACGATATGCTAAATGGGGGAATGCTGATAGCATGGCACCCAACCAGTAACACCTTTTACTATTGTTTAATAGCTGATACTGATTTCACGGCTGTTGATGACCAGAGCATAGTTATTGATACAGCATTAGGTGAGAACGATGGGGAAACTTTTGTTATCCAAGCTGTGAGTGGTTGGTACGAAGATTCTGGGACATACAAGTACTTATTTCTGGACGACGTCCCAAAAGAGGTTATGGATTATTCAGTGACAATGAATGACTTTCTTGGCATATCTCAAGATGACTATACTGTCATGTACCCAAAGTATGGAACTACGATACAGGGGCAGGCATTTTATGCCAATGGCTATCATCTGGATGAGCAAAAGGAGCACCTTATCTCGTATGGAATGCTGACGAACTCCGGGCTGTTTGCTAACGATACACACCTCACGAGGAATGTTTTTACCTGCGGGGTACCGATAAAAGGTTTGGCATCCATCGCAGATAGGCTTATTGTGTTCGCAGACACTGGCATCTTTATAGGCATTATCCCGAATGCTAATGAGGCCAGCTGGGACTTTGAAAAACTGTTTGATCAGTTTGGGTTGATGGCTGAGGAGTCCCTGGTATCGATTTCCGGAAGACTGCTCTTCTTAGCCTCTGACTGGGATGTCAAGATGTTTGATGGTACTCAGCGTCCTAAGTCTATTGGAGGTGGGATATATGATGTATTGCGTGATGCAGGTGATGCGTCTATTGATTACTTGAAAAATGCGATAGGCTTTCAGATGCCAAAGCACAACATGTACGTACTGAGGATACAGACGGGGGCGACAAGTTATGAGTATTGGGCTTATCCCCTCGATGGGGACGTAGGATGGATCCAAATCAGGTGGGCTGACACCTTCACAGGATTCTTCAGCACCAGTACTGGCGAGACCTTTGCATTCAAAGCTGACGACTTAATGCGTCTTAATAAAGGGACTGATGATGATGGCACAGCCATCAATCCGGAGTGGAAGTCATTACCACTATCGTTGGACAAAAAACTTATCCATCACTTTGAACAGATGGTGGCGGTGTATAAGTCTAATACAGCTATTCAGTGTCAGATTTATTTGGATGGCAGTGTATCTGCTCATGGTACCGTTTCTCTGGATTCTCAAACTCTGCTGAAAGCGGTATCTAAGAACGTTCCTCTGAGCACAATGGCCAGGACTATTCAACTGAAATTCAATATACCATTAGCAAACAGGGCAAGTAATACGCAGTGTGAAATAGATGAGGTTATTCTGCCGGTGGAAAAGACGTCTGGAGGTCATGTGTAATGTCAAGTTATAAGCCAATGCTGACATTTGAAAAAGAATCTGACGTCAATCCTGAAATGCTGAACTTGTTGGTACAGGAGGTCAGGAAGGTAGGCTCAAGACTAAGCCCAGCTGCGAGTCCTGGTGGTGGTGTAGTTATAGATAACCTTGGAGGTAGTGGCGGGAGCAGCGGAGGCAGCTCAACCTTCACAATCTCAGAAGATCTTAATATGAACAACTATGACATTATCAATGTAACTGAGGTTGATGGAGTTGACGTGTCTGCGATTGCGTTGGATAATATGCCCGCTGCTGCCGCAGGAGATATTGATTGCGGTGGTCAGGCTGTCACCAATGTAGGTAACGTGGATGGGGTAGATGTGAGTGCTATAGCCTTAGACAATATGCCGGCAGCATCTACTGGTGCGATTGACTGTGATGGCCAATCGATTTCGAATGTTGGAACAGTAGATAGTAGAAACATCAGTACCGATGGCGCAAAGTTAGATAGTATTGAAGCCGGCGCTGATGTGACAGATTTCGCTAACGTGCGTATTGCACTTGCTGCGGCTACTGCATATGTTGACTTCAATGGCCAGAATATTCAAGGCGTTGGATCGGTTGATGGGAGGGATGTGAGTGCTGATGGCTCTAAGCTGGATAATATTGAGGCGAATGCTGACGTTACTGATTTTGCTAATGTCCAGACTGCATTGGCAGCTGCTTCAGGTGCAGTGACTTTTAATAGCCAAAACCTAAGCAGTATTAATCAGTTATCCACACCGACTGTTGTTACCGGCACACTCACTGAGTACGGTCTTGGCAGTGGTATTACTATAGCAAGTGATGTTGGATTCCATAACACATCACCAACGTCGCAAGCATCACATATTTCCGACCCTGCTGGAGGAGCTACACAGGATGCTGAAGCAAGGTCAGCTATTAATAGTATCCTGGTGGTGTTAGAGAATCATGGATTAACTGCTTCATCTTAGGAGGACATATGGACGAGTATACTATAGGTAAAGATGTAGGGGAGTTACAGGCACTGATGACACAGCACGCACGAAAGATTAACGTTTTAAGCGCGTCTATTGATGCGCTTATATTGAGAGTGGATAGGCTGGAGGCGCAGAACACTCAGAGTGATAAGGAGCCTGAGAAATGATTTACAAAACTGCACATAACCAACACATGCCTGGCATCTCCGGTGCCTCTGGTAAATCTGGTTCAAACTGGCTTAGATCGCTGGGCAATATTGACTGGAAAACAGCAGGTAAAGTTGGTCTGGGTCTTGGTGCTGCCGGAGGACTGCTCGGGTATGCCTCAAGCGGTATCGACTTTGACCCCACACTTACTGAGGAGTCTGTAAGGGAGGCAATAGATCAGCACAGAAGCATAGGGGGCAGAGCTATCAGTAGGAGATCAACGTTTGGCAAAACAGACGCTGCGTCACAATTCTACGCCAGAGGCTTAGGGTCATCCGGAGCTGTTATTGGAGATATAGCAGGGTATGACCAAGCTGCGATGGACGAGATAGCTCAACTGGAAGCAGCGTTATCTGAGGAGTTGATGAAAGCTTTGCAGTATATTGATCAAAGGGATTTACAATTAGCGATGGCTGAAGCTGAACAAGACCAGGGTATCTTCAGCACAATTGGTGAGCTAAGTGCTCTTGGCATGTTCCTGATATAGGAGGTACGTGATGGCATATGAAGTGCTCAAGAATGTGTTGGGGAGCGCTGTTCAGCAAAAACTGCAAGCAGCTACTCCTATAGGCAAGGCTCAACTGTTGAGTTTACAGTTACAGAACAAGCTTGCTGCGAGAACTCTGGATGACCTGTTTCCCCTTCAGATGAAAAGGCTGGAGCGGGAAATCGAGACTATGATCGATCCTGAGAGGGCACTACAACTAAAAAAGCAGGAGATTAAAGCTCAGCAGGATGCGATACAGGCGCGAGAGGAAGCCGTTATCCCGCTACAAAGGGATGCTGATATAGCAGTAAAGCGGGAGCCTTCTGTCCATGTGACTAAGACTGATAGGCCCAATACCTCGATTAGACAGTTATTCGTTGATGAGGAAGGTAAACCCAGTCAGAATGCTTATGACTGGCTAATAGACACCTCGACTGGAGAGCGTATACGTCCTATCGGGCTTGCAAGGTGGGGTGAGCCGCCAAGCCCTGAAGGGTCAGGCAGCCAAGACCTGAGTAATCAAGAAATCGGCTTATTAATAGAAGGTGTGGTAGGCAAAGTGACAGCTGCTGGAACAATCTCTAAGGAAAGCTCTGAGCTGAAAGAGCTTGTCGAATCTTTAAGGGAAGTTGGGATATACGATGAGGAGTTCAAAGAAGCCAATCCAGAGCAAAAGTTGCTGTACTTAATCACCTCAGATTTCCCAGAAGGGGAAGTCTTTAGGAAGCTGGGACCCCCTGGTGAGTTGTATAATAAGTACCCAGTGGTGACATCAGCTGTGCAGCAGCTGAAAAAAGCAGGACCATACGAAACCTTAATGGAGTTGAATAAACATGCTAATGCAAAGCCCCCGTTCTTCTCAAACTGATGAAGCTCCTCCTATGGATGCGGCAGCTCCAGGTAACGGTAAAAGTAAGTCATTTGGTGTTGGTGGTGGATATGAAAAGCCTCCTCGACCTGTGGAAGAGATTGCTGACAATATCCTGAAGGCATATCAGTTTATGAGTCTAAAGTTTGATGTGGGTACGCCGGATGAGTTCTTAAAACGTCTTGAGGATAAAGGTGATCGTGAGCAGGTTTTTAATTACATGAGGAGTTATTTTGAAGTCGGGTCATTTGAGGACTTCACGGACAGAATGACTACTCCAAAAATGCGCGAGGGATGGAGCCATAAGGCGTGGAGGTGGGCTAATACGCCATTACCAGAGAAGGCTCTGAGGTATATACAGAGTATCCCTGAGCAGGTTTCAGATGAAGCTGCAATAGTAGGTACCGGCACAGAAAACCTTAGCTTTCTTGGTAAGAGAGGCCAGGATGTTGCAGCTCAAGTATTATATGGGGCTTCACGATCTCTGGCAGAGACGTTGCTTGGACTCACAACCCCTCTCAACCTCACGCTACTTGGGACTATGGGTATTGGAGGGGCGTTGTTCCCAGCAGCCGGCAGAGTAGCTTCTGGAGCTTTCACAATAGATATGGCCAGGCATATTCCAGATCAGATATTAGCCATACGCGATGCTATCCAAGAGGGGGATCCTTATAAGATTTCCAAAAGTGTGACAGACTTAGTCACTACCAGCTACTTTGTCAAACAAGCTGGGCAACACGCACTAAAGAAGCCGCCTCCAAGAATGAAAGCTAAGATTGAGGAAGCTGAGAAGGTTGTTGTGGATGCTGCTCAGACTAAAGCAGTAGCTGAGGCTCTGAAGAATCTTGACCAGGCATTGGCAGAGGAGCCTGGAACGCTAAGTCCTGTAGACAGCGCTGTCCGTGCCAGAGCTATTGAGCGTGAGTTGGCTTATATCGATTACGTCAACCAATCCCCTCATGGTGGGAAATTGTTAAAAATGCGCCTGGCTTTTGAGGAAGCAATGGCTGAACGCGATGCCGCTTTTATCAAAGAGGTCAATACACCTGCATTGTTGAGAACAGGAGAAGGCCCCGAGTTTGGGGCTAAACAAGCGTCATTAGAAAAAGCTTGTATGCAAAGCCGGCTTGGAAGTAAGCTGTTGCGGAGGCGTCTACTTCGGATGCAGCAGGAAGCTGTGGAGCAGTTGGAAGGTGTTGAGAAAGTCAGCACTATGCCATCTGAGGTGGAGGGTGCTAAGTTTGTAATGCCTGAACCTTCAACTGAAAAAGGAGTAGTTACCTACCCTGACCCACATAGACGAGCGTTGGAAGCCAGAATCAATGAAGACTTAACGCGGGCTGAAATAGCAAGGTCTAAAGATGTTGCTGGTAAAGGGTTTATTGAGTTAATGGCTGAAGTAGCTGAAAAGGAAGCTGCTAAAGAAGCTGCAAAGGCTGAGGGGATGAAGCCAGAGAATATGGTGGTGAAGTCTCCTGAAGAGACCGTTCCACGGGTGTTGAAAGGGTTAGGAGAACCTGAGGTGCCTGGAGGGCCTGTGAAGCCTGGCGAGATTCTCAGAGCTGCCAGCAACAGCGTCGCTGAATCTGTAAGGGCGTTATATGAATTAATGGGAGGTGATAGGTTAGGTATTGTCCCATTCTCGGAAGCTAACTATGAAGCCGCAAAGCCTCACCTCCAGAAAGCTTGGGCTGAATATGAGAAGGTCAAAGCTGGGTTTGATGTGTTCTCAAAAGATATGCTGGATAAGCTTGGGGATAGAGGTATTCCTTATTTGAGGGCATTTCAGGCTGAGATAATGCCGGAAGCTCCCACCAAGCTGACACTCAGTAATCCAGGTCCGGACCCAGCTAAGCACAATGAGCAGTTTGTGAATAAGGTGGTGGACTATATTTATGAGAGGAGAGGTGAGACCCCTCACCCCAAGCAGAAAGAGCATAAGCAGAGACAGGTACGCCAGATAATTAATGATGAGGCGATGCCTATCGATCAAGGAAAGGCTATTGAGATTCAGCGGGCAATGGAGCTGGTTGATTTACGCACCAAGCAAGGAGGTAAGATATTACCAGATGTTCCGGATGAATTCCCAGCGTTCTCACGCAGGAGAAGTCCAGATGGGCTGTTACTGCCACAGGTGTCATATGGAGATATGAGAGCTGTGATGGAGTCTCGGAAAATGCCGGAGACCAAATTTGGCTACAAATACACCACTCCAAGGAGGTTTATGACGGAGATGGGTGACAGAGTTAAAGAGACTTTTTATGATGGGCTGGATGATTCTGTACATGCTGGCAAGATTGTCGAGAGTCAGGTTAAGAGGGCGTACAGTAATCGGTTGAGGGAGTTACGAAAGTTGCCGGCTGGCCAGCGCTTATTACCCGGGAGGAAATCGTTCAATCGCATAGGTATTTATGGTGACTTCAAAAGGTTTGAAGCTATGGAGCCTGGGAGGGGTTATGAGTACCTGAAGTTGTTAAAGATGAAAAAGCCACCAAAGCTGAATAAAGGAGAAGCTGAGCTGTACTCCATATACAGGTCGTACTTTGACCAACTCCATGAGATGGTGAACGAGGGACGTAAGCAGTCTGGTATGAAGCCTATAGGGTATGCTGAGGACTATTTTCCATTGATGAGAGATATGGCTGAGTTTGCTCAAACTCATGGGAATTTAGCTACCGCTAATGTTAGAGAGTGGAATGAGTTTATACATCCAAGGTCAACCAGGTTCCCGTTTGAGAAGGAAGCTCGTGGTACTGTGGCCCGGGTTGCTACTGATGCTGACGCAGTGTTTCAGGCTTATCTGGAAACAGCCACCAATCACGCATTTGTTGGCCCAAAGATTGCACACTTACGCGAGATTCTGAAGGAAGTCACTGATAGTAAAGGGGAGCCAGTATTTAGTTTGAAGACAGCTAACCCACATGCCCACAACTATCTTACTAACTGGTTAGACTTTGTCGCAGGTAAGCGCTTCCTGAGCTTTGAAAGCTCAGAGTGGTTAGACAAGCACATCTTCCAGAAGCTGCATAAGCATGTTGCGAGATCTATTCTTGCTGGTAATGTGAGGTCTGCTGGAGTACAGCTTACAGCCTATGCGCCTGCATTTGCTGAGATTGGCACTAAGTACTTAGTACAGGGGATATATGATGCTGCAAGCCTTATTGGAAAAGATGTGAAGTCAGTAGTTAAGAGAGGGGTGCCCACTGCCAGAGCGCTTGCCCATGAAGGAGCTTCAGCACTATTGGGGAGAACGTATGATGCAGCCCAGGTAGAGATTATGGGTAGAAGACTACGAGGGAAGGCTATACCGATTAAAGACACAGCTTTAGCTAAAGTTGTTGCAGGATCAAAGAACAGTATGCAGAGTGTGGAGCAGGCTATGACGTGGCTCGCCAAGCAGGGGTTGACGCCACTAACTGTGAATGACATGTTCACCGCTGAATCCGTGTGGCATGGCGGGTATAGGTATGCTACGCAGCATTTGAACCTGAAGCATAAGCCTGCTGTCCGGTGGGCTAATGATTTGGTAACGAGGACACAGGCATCAGCTGCCAGACACAACCTTGCCCCTATTCAGTATACAGCGTTGGGAAAAGCGATGACATTGTTTCAAACTTACGTCATTCAGCATTGGGAGTGGTTGACTAAGGATGTTATGGGATATAAGACAGCTGTAGTTAATCCTGATAGAGCTTTGATTATGCTACGCTACATGTTGGCATCCACAGCAATGAGCATTGTGTTTGAGGGGTTATTAGGGCAACAATCTCCATTCCCTACTCCGTTGGCTGCTTTCATCAATGAGTACAATGATAATGGGAGTGTTGGCAAAGCTTCTCTCCTGGCACTGAGAGAGTTGGCAGAGCCTATACCGATAGTAGGAGGGGCATTCAGGTGGGGAAGTTCGCCAGCGGGTGCAGTAATCACAGCTGTTCAGGAGTTGGCTGAGATTTCACAATTTGAGGAGTACGGATGGAAGCCGTATACTTGGGAGGTTGTCGGCAAATTATTAGGTGTCCCTGGGACATCACAGGCGGCTAAAGTGTATAGAAAGCATGAACGAGAAAGGAAGTATGAACGATGAGAGCTAATCACGATTTACATTGGACGGTGGCGGTGCTGATGGCTGTGGCACTGCTATTTGGTGCAGCAAGTGCGTTTGGTCAGAATGCATTTGTCACAAACTATTCTCCGTTTTTGACTGTGACACTAACGAATACGGAGACTGAGGTAGTGTATGTGCTGTTTCCGGCTGAAGGAAGTTCATGGACAATAAGTACGACATTGCCCACGAAGTACAGGGCTAATGCGACCAGCGGGCGCCGGAGACCGACGAGTGGGTTTGAGCAATTCGGTGACCTCACGTTGAATATTGAGCCTACAACCACCAGTGGGACGACAGATTCGTTGGCAGTGTGGATGAAGCCACTCATCTGGGACCCTGTGGACGAAGAATTTGCAGTTATCGAGAGTGACTCAATGCTGATGATGTTTGGGCAGACTAACCTATACTATGCAGATAGTACTGGGCAGTCTGGACATTACTTAGATTGGGATACTACGGTGGAGTATTCATGCCTGCTGACTGGATGGGTATGGCCACACGCAGGACTTGCGGTGTACTTCAGGCAAGAAAGCGCGGCAGCGGTGATGACAACAACTATATGGTTCAGTTGGACTGAACTACTGTTGAGATAAGGAGGCTATGATGAGAAGGTTTATAATTCTGGCAATGCTGCTTATCCTATGTACCTCTCAGGTGTTTGCGGATGGCAGCGCTCTTAAAGGTAACAATACGCGGCTGCCGTTCCTATACGTGTCTGGAACGATCAGATGTGCGACGCTGAATGCTGCGTTGATTAACCTCAGTAATATGGTGATTGAGGATTCGTTGGTAATTGAGTCTGGAAGTAATAAGGTGTACATTGCGCCGGATTCGTCTGATTTTAACAACATTATTAACATTAGTAGCGCCGGATTTGTAAATATTGGTTCTGCCTCTGCATCAAGTGTTTCGGCAAGTGGAGAGGTTGCGTTTGGTGGTAACACTGAGTTTTTAGGAACAATATACCCGCGTGGAAACATTTTCGGGAGAACTACTGGACAGTCAACATTTGGGTATTATATAATGCCGTTGGCAGGGCAACAACTCAGTCTGCTTTTAAATTCAGGTGCAAATCAGACAAATAATGTACTTGTGCTTGGAGATATTGATTTTGGGTATGATAAAAACTATGACCACGGGGCACAAAGCAACCCTTTGTTTGCAATACACACGGATGATGATCCGGATGTATCAAATAATTACTGGGGCGGATTTCAGCACGACAATACCGGACTTACTATACAGACAGGGGCGAATACAGGCGCAGGTTCTGCGCCTGCAACAATAGATAATTACATTTCTTTGCAGCCACGCGGAACAGAACAATTTCAGCTTGAAGGTGATGGCGATTTGGTGTTGTTTGGCGGGACGGCGGATAAGGATTTTACGATCACCTTAAACGGCGAGACTAATGATGGCGTGCTGACGTGGCATGAAGACGAGGATTCGTTGTCCATTGCATGTGACCTCGGGGTCAGTGGCGAGATAAGAGGAAGTACCCATATCTTGAGTGGGAACTCAGGTAACGCGAGCCACACCTTTATAACACTCACAAACACCGATGAACCAGCTTCTGGAGAGACGAGCCAAACGGCAGACATTGTTTTTAAAGTAATGGGCACAACGGATGATGGAAGCAGCTTTGCCGCGCATGAGGTTGGGAAGATTTCAGGACGTAAAATTGATGATTTTTTCCACGCCACAACCGAAGAAGACCATGAGGGAGGAATTAGTGTGTGGGGTGTTGATAATGGTGCTTATGCAGAAGCATTTTACACTTTGGGCAGTGCAACATATTTTGAGGGAAAAGTGCGGTTTAAGGCTAATGATGTTCGGATGTACGATAATTGTGGGGTTTATTTTGGCACAAACGCATCAAACGCTCTTGTACTTGAAGGCGCAGACCCTAATGCCCACACAGTACAATTTCAACTTGGAGAAGGTGATGCGTATGGCGTACCCGTTTTAATTCTCGGCGACAGGTCAATAAATAATGTGAATTTAGGTTTATTTGACGGTATAACCGAGCCTCGTTTTGAGGTGTTCGACGATGACGCAGATAGTCATGTCGGTATTGGATTCTATGGTGATGATGAACCTGGAATTACTACAGATAACGATGATTTTACAATTGATACAGGAACGGGCGTATTGGCTGTTAATGATATGAAAGTCTTAACATATCGTGATGATGATATCGATGACAACGACTCATTCAACCTCCCTGATGGTGCAGTAGGGCACGGAGTTGTGTATATCGGCAATGACACCAACGAAGAAGGTGCCACATTTGCCATTTATGATGATAATGTTGTGCTTATAGCGAATACCGCAAATTGTCAAGAAGCCGATGCGGATAATAAGCTTGTCATAATGGATGGCGGTGATACAGTAACTATTAAGAATACGTTAGGTGATGACTACAAGCTAACACTGACTCTGTGGTACTATGTACCGTGAATAGCTGAGGAAGGGAAAGTATGGGAATCGAGACAGCTCTTTTTAAAAGTATTCTGGAGTACGTGGCAGCAGGTGGCTCATTCGGTGTTGCGGTTCTAACTGGGCTGCAAATCTGGTACCATGTGAGGTTGAGAAAGCTTGAAAAATCACAACATGGAGGATGTAGTGCTGTGGTAAAAGCGCAAGAGGCTGTTGACAAGGTGAAGCAGGATTTGAAGGACTGCACTGAGAGTGTAGATCAAAAGCTGGAGACTATTAAGGACGGTGTGCACGGCCATGAAGTAACGTTGGCCACAATCAATGCACAGTATGAATCTATAGCAAACATGCAGAAACTTATTCTACGACGCCTGAAACTAAATGGCGGAAGTTAGGAGGACTGATGAAGTTATTAACCCGGGAAGAGTATGAAGCTGCGGAGGAGACAATCAGGGAAGCTAAATTGTTCATTGAGCGCAACACAACCAGTGTGGCTGTGAATCCACAGTTTATGACGCTGAAGGTGCTTACACTCAATACTGAATTGGCGTTGAAAGCTCTTAGAAAGGAGTACACATGAATCTCGGACCATTAGGAACACAGGTGTTCATAGGCGGCTTTGTATTGACATTGCTGGTAAAGTGTTTAGCATCAGCTTTAGCAGATGCACTGCCTTCCAGCCCTGACCGTTGGGACTCAATGTGGGCCAAGAAGCACTTAGCCCGCTGGGTAGATAGATACGTGCTGCCTGTGTATGTAGTCGTGTGGATCTGTGACTATGTAGGTTGGGCATACCTTCTGTTCTTCGCTGTGCTCGGGGCTGTATGTTGGAAGTTGTGGAATTATGTATACACTAAATGTGGAGGTGTGAAATGAAAATTACACTTAGTCATGCGTTAGAAGGGTATAGAAAGCTTATACTTGGGTTGCTATTTCTGGTGCTGACATATTTGCTGGCAGTGCGAGCTATGAATAGCGGTGCTGACCTGCTGGGGACTGCATCGATTATTGCGGCGATGGCAGCTGGGGTGCTGACAATTGTGCAGGGGAATGTCCAGGAACATAGAACTAAAAATGGCACCCCAAAGTAGTATCAGGGGTGCCTATACCTGCCTCTTATTTCGATGTCCCTTGGGGCTTCTTCTTCGCTGTACCTTCATCAAACATAGCCTCTGGTCCTCCTTTTAAAGCGAAGAGGCAGGACCGTGTGCCGCAGCCCTGCCAATTCTGTGCTAACAACCTAACTACGGGAGTGAGGTAGAAAGAATGAGTAAACGCTAAAATAGTTGCAAAAACCTTGCCAGAATCCCAACTAATCACATAAATTCAGCTGTATTTTAAAGTTTTCTGAGCCAGCCTCCTATAAATGAGCTATGCAAAAACACGATTTTTTGAATTCGAACGCCGGACCGATGAAATCCAGCCGGATTTTGTAAAATAGGACGTGGCGTCCCCAGAACGTGGCGTCCTGTTACCTGGCCATCTTGTGGCTAAGGCGTCCTGATGACATGGGGATGTGGCGTTGTGACGTCCTGACGACGTAAAATCCACCATTTGGACAGCTTCGGACTCCCTCTGTGCGTGTCTGTGCGTGCGCCCCTTTAAAAACAAGTACTTATGTCCGGACATTTGAGGACAAACCCGGACATTCCTGGACAAACGTGGACATGTCCGTATTTGTCCGTATTTGTCCTCGTTTGTCCCCATTTGTCCATATATAAGTATATATATATAAAGAACTTAAGTAGTTTTTAGGGGGAGAGGGCAGGTAGTAGGCTGTTTTAGCATGTCATCCTGTCCTGATGACACCACGTCCTAACGTCCTGACGTCGTAGTGACATGGCGTCATGGTGTCCTGACGTCCTGTTTGTGGAATTTTGTGGAATTTTTTTAGCACAATTGTTGTGTAGGGATTATTAAAACTACAGGTGGCGCGGAGTGCCGAAGTCCCCCTGCCGGTCGATCACTCGCTTGAAAAAACAATCCTTTTTTCGACGGCAAAGTGCTAAAAATTTACCATAGTGGTAAAAAATTAGCAGTTAGCAGCGAAAAATCCCGCTCGGTTTGGCGCTTTTTCATTAATAAAATCTTTGGCACGCTGTTTGCCACACGCTTCGGTGCTAAAAAAGCAGCTTGCGCAAGTGCAATAAAGTCAGTAGCTTGCGGGCTGCTAAAAGTTTTAGCAAAAGCGGCTTGTGCAACCCGTTGTTTTTACTGAGCTTGCGAGCGTGTGATAAAAAAGTTATCAAAAAGTGATTATAAAATTAACAGGAAACGATTGCGGCTGCAAACACCATGCCAACGTTGTAAGTCATTGAAAATTAAGCACTTACACACTAAAAAAATTTACGGCAAGCATTTTGCGGCAAAAAAAGCGACAATTTCGCGTCGTGTCTATGCCTTGTGCCCTGGGTGTGTAGACACGGCAAGTTTATAACCCCTAACAAGCGAGGTGAATCATGAGTGAAACAAGAGTAAGTGAGTTAGAAGAGCAAGTGCTAAAAGACTTGAATGCACTTGGTCTTGATTACGCTGGAGACAATGTGAAAGCCGTATATCTTTCTTTGGCGAAAGTGCTGATCACAGTGTCTGACTGTTCAGGCAAAAATGCCTGGCTGACAGGCCAATATCACAAGGCTGAAGCAGATCGCGGAAAGGAAGTAGGATTTGCAAAAAGCAAAGCCTCAAGAATTGCCGGATTTATTTTGAGGCACACAGTCAGTAAACCTAATCCACGATATAATGGTGGAGCGACAAGTGCTGAAGTTCCGGACGACGTGCGTAAAGAACTTGGCATATAGCTTAACTCGCTAAAAATCATGTACTTAGGGCAACCCCCCTGATGGGGGGCTGCCTTTCGTACATTCAAAATGGGAGGTAAAGGTATGAAAAGACAGGCTATACATCAAAAAGCTGACAATGTTCGATATAGGGACTCTATGGGACTTCCCTACACACAAAAAAAATCATATCTGAAAGTCTCTTGTTATTTTTTTTTGGTGCTGGCTCTCAAGTTACTTCAAGTTATCCTGTCTTAATTTATTTTTTTTTGTCTTTATTTTCCCTATAGGGTACACTAATGAGGAGTGACAAGTGCATAGAAAACAGGTGTTTACGAAGAACTATAATAATCATGGGAGGTTGCATCATGGAGTCTATTGAGACCTATTACTACAGAGGCTACAGTATTGGCATATATCAGGATATTGATCCCCTTAACCCCAGAGAATTTGACAGTCTGGGGACGATGGCTTGCTTTCATACAGGATACAGTCTGGGTGATGAGGAGACACCTGATTATTATTCCGACTGGCTCGCAGATATGGCGGACTCGATCGAGGATTTACCGGCCACCATAGAGGACATGGTGGTTAATGGCGCGCCTGTCCAGGAGCTGGGAAAAGTCTTGCTCCCACTTATCCGCAAACATTTCTTCATACTCCCGCTGTTTTTATATGACCACAGTGGTTTATGGATGTCAACATCTAACAGGTCTTGGCCATTCAACTGTCCTTGGGATTCAGGGCAGGTTGGGTGGATATACGTGAGCAGGAAGAGAGTAAGGGAACAATATGGCATCAAGAGGATTAGTAAGAAGTTGCAAGACAAAGTACTTGACAGGTTAGTAGGTGAAGTTAGGACGTATAGTCAATACTTGTCAGGGGACATCTATGGGTATATAGTGTGGGATGACGATGGGGAGGAAGTAGATTCATGTTGGGGGTACTATGGGTCTGACATCCATTCCAATGGACTAATGTGGACTGCGAAGGCAGCCATTGATGCAGACATCGAAGACCGCATAAAGAAACACATCAAAAAAGTGAAGGCGTGGATAAGAGGGCATGTGCCGTTTACTTATAGAGCGCCTTTGGTAAGTGGGGGGTTGAATAACAAGATTTGGAGGCTAATATGATACCACAAGACGACCTAATTGAGAGTTTTGCACAAGGGTATAGGTCTGGAGAAGCATCCAATATGTTCATCGATGGTGATGCCATATATAGTTATGGCTACCGCTTCATACTGGCAATCCGTAGATGTGATTTTCTAATCAATGGGGACACATACTCACCCACTACCACCCAGCACACCATGAAGTGTATTTGTGGGCTAAGGCCGAATGTACAAATACCGTTCTCGGCACTGGAGCAAGTCTTCCGAGACAACACCTTATATCTTAGGGACGACTTCATAAATAACGCACATAGGATAGTTGTTGTGGACACGCAGGGGGATAAGTACAGGGAGGTACGGTACTTGAATCCGAAAACTGGTGAGCGGGAGACGAGGCAGGAACACTTACTGGGCGCTACCCTGTTTGAGTTTGATGGGAAGTACTTCCTATCAAGCACTGATAGTGGGGCGATCTGGGGGAGAGGCTATTTCTTAGTAGAGTTGCCTGGCAAGCCCTGTACAGTTGATAACGCCTTCGAGAGCTTGTTGCCAAATTATGTCAGGAAATATCCTGACGCACCATATATTCGGCAGGGCGAATTCTTCTTTGTGCCGGATTTAAAGAAAAAGGTGGCGGAAGGGGAGTACTCTAAACAAGTTGATCTCTCTGAAGCCTTTGGAAATGGTGGTAATCCACACTATGCCAGAGATTTCTACCGTCAAAAAAGGACAATCTGGGTACGGGGGACAGTACGTCATCCGGAACATAGAATGTGCAAACTTGGGGAGGTTTGGCACAAGGTCTACATAAATAGGGCTGTTAAAAGTTACAACTCTGCTGGGGGTGTTGACTAACTAAGGGAGGTATGAAGATGAAGCAGGAAATCAGCTTTCTGATAAGCAGTATTAATGGCTACTATGGGGTTGAGGTAGCCACCAACAAACACAGTCTCCGAGACTTATGGAAGATGAGGAGGGAGATTGAGGAGGCTGAACACCGCAAACCTAACAAAGGGAGGCCACAAAATGGCGAACAAAGATCAAGTTATGAAGGCCGTCAATACTGCGGCGGAAAACTACCTTACACACGTGAAGTGTGAGGCAGAGCGAGAGCGTAGACGTCTACAAGAGAGGGAGGGGGAAATGACAAAAGCTCTAAAAGAGCTTGCAAAGAAGGCACTCAAAGAGATACTAAGACCTCATGCCTCTACGATGAGGGACGCTGGTTTTAAGGTAGATGTGGATAACCTGGATGTCGATTTTCCACCTAAATGTGGGTGGCACTCAAAGCCACACATCGTCTTGGACAAAAGCTTGGGACTAAAGGATATAGAGAAGCAGCAGGATGAGGTAAACGAGAAGCAACGTCAGATAGTCAAAAGTGTTTGCAGGGAGCGTGACTCCCTCTTGCAAACAATTGCTCTGTTTGGTGTGTCAGAGAAACTCGCATCTATGGTGCAGAGTTTCTTCAAAAAAATGGAGGTGAGTGATGAGTGAAAGGTTATATGAGGTAGAGCTGATACTCTTCAATGGGGTGAATACCCCATTTTTGGAAGGGTTAGACTATGGATCTGCTACTTGTGCAGCCAAAGATCTGCACACGCAGGCACAGGAGTTCAGAGAGAGTCATGGGCTTAGCATGGGGGTAGATTGTTTCTCAGTGGTGACACACGAAGACATCATTTACTTTGCCGATCCTACTAAGCTGATGGTAGGCTTTGAGCTTATTGGCTCAAAGCTATCTCAAGTCTTAACAGATTTAAAGACCAGCTTCAATAAAGCTACGGTTGGTGGAGCACTCAACATGACACTATTTGCAGAACTTATGGCTACAATGGGTATTGCGAGAACGAAGGAGCTGTTGGATACATTTTACGGATTCTTCGCTTTTCCACATAGGACATCCCCAGCTTGTGGTGGATTCAGCGTTGATGAAGACGAGGTTTTCAGACTGGGCACTAAGCGGATAGACGATGCTCCGGAAGATGTGCGCAACACACTACCGACGCTTTTGGTGACGGACTCCTTGAGCATGGTTAAGAAGGCATACAATGCTTACCACGACTTAAGCCACGTGGTTATCGGGACTCTGTTGCACGAAGTATTAATGGATGTAAGAACAACTTACGGCGGTTACTTCGACGTCGATAGCGAGGGTTTTGACAACGACGAGTTCTGGCATCGCTTTAAATGTGAGCATGAGCCGTCAAAGCAATAATGAATCAGCATCCCTGCGCCTCTGACCCCACCTCCCATGTTAGGGTCAGGGCGTGGGTGATGCTGTTAAGGTGAGGAGGTTTTATGATCAGGAACATAGTGATGCTGGTACTTCTAATAGTGGCACAGTTATTGCTAAACTGCGGCTGTGCAAGCAACGACGATGCAGGCTATACGGCGACACTTACCAGTAAGACTGGGCAAGTCACAAGCTTGAGCTGCTCAGGATACCGGATACGCAAAAATTACATAAGGCTATATTTCGACGATACAGGTAATGATGGGTTACCAACTCGTACCTACACAGATTATTCAAGAGAGGGTTACGACATCACTATCACAAACAGTCTTGGTAGGAATGTGGTAAAGGGTTTGTAACTATATAAGGAGTCTCAGGATGTCTAAGCGCCATACTATACAGCGTACTATCAAGATTATTATGATGTTATCGGGATGCACCCTATACATGGATTGGGTGCTCCCAACAAACCCGAGAAGCAAGAACCCTGTAATCCGCAAACTGATGGGAAGGGGTAAATCAAGTTATCTTAACTGTAAGGATCGTCTGCTGTTCGTGGTTGTATACCTGACAATACACATCACTTTTGGTGTGTCATTTTACTTGTCAGGCTCTCATATTGAGAACATTTTTTTAAACATCTATCCAAGCATGATTCAGTTATGGATAGGGTATCGTATATGTGTTGTTTTGAGACATAAGCATCGGATACAAAACTTATAACACAGACACTTATTGGCGGGCTACTGTAATTTCTAAATAATTATATGCTACAATCAGACAATAACCCTAATTCACGCAGTAGCTCGCCTTTAACTGGAGGAGGCAATATGGCTGAGCTATTAAAAGAGCCTGTTCTTTGGGCATTCCTCGCTGCGGCGTTTATCCTAAAGTTAGTACTCGGATACATCAAAGCTCCTTGTGAGAAGTTTATGCGTAGTGGGGAGCATTGGTGGGATATAGGAGGTTAATATGAGTGAAGAAACTACTGAAGAAAAATTGAAGCGTATACCAAGCACAGAGAGGTTGAGCGTGTTTGAGACGACTTCAGATCCACACCCTTACTGTATAACCGAAAAGCATGTAGCTCATGCAAGCAAGCATTGTTGCGGGTTGCTTACAACCGAGTGCATCAGAGAAGCAGAGGCAAATGGAGCAACGTGTGGGGTAGAAGGGTGTATGTTATCGGTAGACGAGCACAAGCTCGTGCTGCTTGTCCAGGTAAAGAATCCGCCGGATAATCTAAATGATATAGCGGATGAACTACAAGCATATCTTGTGAGAATAAAGCCGATAGTCGAGGAGGTATTCCCAAAATGCGCGGGATTTGGATTTATAAAGTAAACACAACTAACTAAACCATAGGAGGATACTATGCAGAAATCAGAGGGGGTGATGCAGCAGCTCGGAGCTGTGCATGTACGGCAAGAGATTTTTGACTTTCTAAAATCTCTACCGTTGGGGCAATCTGCTCGCTGGAGGCGGAGGGCGTATGACCTTCTTTTCCAGCAGCAGTTGGAGAGTGCAGAGGCTACAGAAGATGTCTCCGCAGCAGAAGCGGAGGAAGAACTATTAGTAAAAGGAGAAGATATGGGAACATTTGATGATTTGACAGATGGCATGTTTCTGGAAGGCATCGAGATTACGATCACCAATGCCAAGACGCTGGTTTTTGATTACGGAGGATCCAAGACACCGGCTCCTGGCATTATGTTGACGTACCAATCACCTTCATTGCAGAAGCCGGCTGAACAATTCTATAGCTGTGGTGATATAAAGGACTTAAAGCCAACAGCCGATGGAAAAGACTTTGAGTTCCTGAGCGGTAGAAAGAAGCTGACAAAGAGTTCCAACGGAGGATTGTTTCTCCAGGCTCTTGGTGAGCTGGGATTTTCGTTAGCGTTAATCGCTAATGATATAACCCAGTTGGTTGGTATGAA